CGCAAGCAAAGAAAGTCCAGAAATATCTTGACATCCAGAAATATCTTGATATAATAGAATCAAGAAAGGATGGCGAAGAAAAATGACGGCAAGTGAAGCGATAAAGGAAATTTTGAAATTGAAGGAATTGAACCAAGCGAAGTTAAGTGATATGCTCAACATTCCGCTTAAAACCTTGAATGAACGTCTAAGGCACAAAAACATTAGTGTCAACAAGCTGGATGAAACACTAAGGGTTATGGGATACAAGATTATGGTAGTCCCTCGTGAGACAAAAGTCGAAAATGGGTTTGACATCAAGTGATGGGTGAAAAAAATGCGTTACTTCTTAGCTAGAGTGTCTAGTAAGGAGCAAAGCCTTGCAAGACAGCTTAAAATCGCACGAGATCGGTTCGACATTCCGGACGAGAATGTATTTTGTGATAAAATGACAGGTAGCAGCTTTGACCGTCCGCAGTATAAACGATTGAAAGAGACTGTCAAGGCTGGGGATGAAGTCATCGTCAAGGAATTTGACCGATTCGGGCGTGACAAAGACGAAATGAAGCGAGAACTTCAATGGTTCAAAGAAAAAGGCGTGATTGTTCGCATTCTCGATATTCCGACCACGCTTATTGACTTCCAAGACCAGACATGGGTGCTGGAAATGGTAAACAACATCCTTATTGAGGTTTTGGGTGCAGTAGCTGAACAGGAGCGCAAGAAAACCAAACAGCGTCAGGCAGAGGGCATAGCCGCTATGCCCATTGTTGACGGCAAGCGAGTGTCAGCCAGAACAGGCCGTAGCTTCGGCAGACAGGAAAAGCAAGTTGACGAGCAGCAGTTTGAAAGCCTATTAAAACAACAGCAAAAAGGCGAAATCACTGTAAAAGAGTGCTGCAAGCAGCTTGGCATCGGGAAATCCACTTGGTATGAGCGTGTCGAAAGATACGCAAATAAAAATAGCGGCAGCCCAACCACAAGCCACCGCTAAGAGTACACCAAACCAACCAAAACAGGAAAAAGAATGGTGCAACCACAGTATACCATTCTTTTCTCCAACAGGCAAGAGAAAAGGAGAACAATATGGAAAAGCAAAAACCGTTTTATTGGGATTTTATCAAAAAAGATGCAGATTTGACATTTCGTTCGGTTTTCGATTTTGTAAACTGCAAAGATTTTACTTCCTTTATGCTGGAATGCCAATCTAAGAAATGCAATGTTTTGTTTTATGATGAAAACATATTTTTTGATTTCAAGAAAGAAGGCCCTTCCGAAACGTTTAAGCGGCAAATGAGAGTTGCTCTTCTTACATTTATTTTGGAAAGCATTTCCGCAATAGCAGAAGATTATCTTGCGTATTTTAAGAAATACGCTGGATGGAAGAGCGATAAAACGTTTACTCCTACCTTAATCGAAAAGAAGGAAAGACTTGACCGCGAAACGTGGCTTGATGAGCAAGCGAACATTATTTGACCCGCTAGACATGGTATCGGATTGCTGAACAGAACAGGTGAATCTATGAAGAAAGGGCTTTACAAGCGCAGGACAACAGGTGAATGCCACTATTGCGATTATAGATGCCGAAAGGGTCACAGATGCTCGTGGTATAAGCGGTATGTGAAGAAAACCATCGGGTCTGGATTGAAGCGAACTTTTGGCATTTTTCGCAACCTAGAATAAAACCGAATATTTGATTTTTGTGCAGTTGTAGGCACTCTTTACATTTTCAGGTAGGGGGTGCCTATTTTTTTATGCAGCCAAAACAGTGTATCGCTATCATTGACAGCATCAAAGCGTATGCAAAGCAGAATCCGACAGAAGCACAGGTCTACGAGGACTGGTTTCAGGCGGTCGTGAACCTGAGAGATGCCCTGCCGAAAAACAAGCGGTTCGATGCCTACAAATACTCTGGTGAACTGCGCTCTGTCTGCGCAGCCATGATGGGCAAGATGAAAACAGGCGAGGACGTGGCGAAGGTTTATGATATTATCGGTCGGACGTACCTGTTTGAAGCAAAGGATGTGTTCGACAGCTATTGCATCTACCTTGAATGGAACCGTGCGCCGGAAAAGAAGTTCTACCAGCCACGCAGAAAGGTGCTTCTGACGCTGGTTCGTGACCTAGAGGACTTGTTTTTCCATCGAGTAGAATTTCTTGGGGTCAGTCAGCCCCCGAGAACCGGAAAATCCACGTTGTGCATTTTCTTTATTACATGGTTGATGGGCAACCGACCGGACGTTGCATCGGTTATGAGCGGACATTCTGACAAGCTGACCAACGGCTTCTATGGCGAAGTGCTGTCTATTATCACTGACCCTGTGACCTACAACTGGGGCAAAATCTTCCCTGATGTTCAGCTTGTGGACAAAAGTTCAAAGGACGAAAGCGTTGACCTGAACCGTAAAAAGCGCTTCCCTACCCTTACTTGCCGCTCCATTGGCGGTACGCTAACTGGTGCTGTTGAAATTGGCGAGGGCGGCGTTCTGTACAGTGATGACTTGATCGAGGACTTGGAAGAAAGCCTAAACGTTGAGCGTCTGAACAACAAGTACGATGCCTATCTGAACCAGCTAAAAGACCGCAAAAAGCAGGGCGCATTGGAGCTGATGGTCGGCACTCGCTGGAACGTGCTTGACCCTCTGGGGCGCATCCAAAGCCAGTATGCAGACAATCCTAAGTACAGATTCCGGGTAATTCCTGCTGTGGACGAGAACGGGCACAGCAATTTCAATTATGACTACGGCGTGGGATTTGACGATGCCTACTATGCTGACATGAAAGCTAGCATTGATGATGCAACATGGTGGGCGAAGTACATGGGTAAGCCCTATGTGCGTGAAGGTCTGCTGTTCCCTGCCGATGAACTGCGGTATTTCAACGGCGTTCTGCCTGACGGTGAGCCTGATCGCAAGCTCATGGTCATGGATATTGCATGGGGTGGCGGTGACTTTACCGCCTGTCCTATCGCCTATGTGTATGGCGATGCAGTGTTCATCCCTGACCTTGTTTTCAATAACGGCGACAAGACCGTTACCAGGCCGGAAGTCGTGGGGAAAATCATCCAGCACAAAATCAACGTGGTACGCGGCGAAGCCAACAACGGCGGTGACGAATACTGTGACGTGGTAGACAGCCAGCTCCGGCAGCAGGGCTATCACTGCTCTGTCCGCAGCCAACGTGCGCCCAGTGGTCAAAGCAAGCTGTCAAGAATCATCCAGTATGCGCCTGACATCAAACGGTTCTATTTCCTTGACGAGAAGCACCAGTCGAAAGAGTACAAGGCGTTCATGGAGCAAGTGACGATGTTCACGCAGCTTGGCAAAGTTCCGCACGATGATGCACCGGATAGTCTGGCACAGCTTGCTGATGAACTTTACAACGGAATCAGTAAAATTGAGCCTGTCAAGAGGCCATTTTGATTAAAAACACAATATATTGTGTTCGCTGGGTCTGTTTATTTGATTTCACCACTTGACAGCGCTTATAATGTACACAGGAAGTTTTGCAGCTTCCTCTAGGTATTGCGTTGGCGAGATTTTTAAGTCATTTTTACTCGTCATTTGTTGTGTAATACCCTCCTTTCTTACTCACCCACGACAGCTGCCTTTCTCTGTCGTGGGGATTATATGTTGCGTTTCCGAGTGGACGGAACGTTGTTTGTACTCCCCCAACTGACACGAAGCGGTTCAAACCCGCTACGCAGCACAACTATCCTCTTGCTTTGCATGGGATTTCTCTTTTGACGCCTCACCGCTATTCCCGGCTCTTGATGCAAAAGGTTTTTCACAATTTTCCCTTTTGCAAAGAGCAGCGGCTAACCAATCAAGCCGGGTTTCTATGTTGCATTAGCTCAGTCAGGCTAGAGCATCCGGCTCATAACCGGACATACATTGGTTCAAATCCATTATGTAACACCAAAATTGCAGCCAAACATCTGTCCGACAGCAGAATGAAGCAGCTGCAATGGTTTCTCTAGGCGGAGAATAGCACGACCGGAAGTGCGAACAGTTTCCCGGTGGCTTCTGACAGGACTGTGCCAAACAGCCTGTTTCCAGAAATCCAGCGAAAGGAGCACTCATGCTAGTTAGAATCTGTTGCCCTTGCATCCGGCAGAATCCAATTTACAAGAACGTCCGCTGTAATCGCTATCTTGGCGAAGTGGACGGACGATATCATTTCAAGTGTGACAGATGCAAGGGCGTTATCGAAGGAGACACAAAAGAAGGATGGGTGAAAATCATCCATCCACCGGAAAAATGAGGGAACGATGTTTGGCAAGAAGTTCAAAAAAGAAAAATTGAACGAATACCCATGTGATATTTACTTAAAAAATGCGCTACGCCTTATTCGTGCAAGAGATTTTGATTTTGCATATAGCGAAATCTGCTTTGCAATTATTAAGAGCGGCGGTTCATTAGAAGGCGATGACGCAAAATATTTTAAGAAGTTGCATAATTGAATAGCTTTTGAAGCGCAGTTTTGGCGCAGTGAGATAGACCTTAACAGGTTTGTCTTGCTGCGCTTTTTATTTTGCCGGAAAGGAGGAACGCATGGCTGAGTATCAGATAGTTGTTGATGGATTTTTGAATAATCCGCTGACCGGACGCAGACCGATTGAAACACCGGAGACGGAAATCAATCGGGAGAACGTGCTGAAAGTGGTAATGGGCAAGGCAGAACCTATTCATCTGTTGAATAAGAACGAGATTCGCTTTCTGCACAACTACTACTTGGGTAGCCAGCCTGTCCTCCATCGCACGAAAGAATACCACGCTGAAATCACGAACCGCATTGTAGAGAACCACGCCAATGAGTGCGTGGGCTTCTACACAGGCTATATGAGCGGCACGCCGTGTTCTTATGTGCGGTCTGAAACGGCAACGGGTGACGGTGAGGAAATCGCTCGCCTGTCAAACGCCTTGCAGTATGAGGGCAAGGACGCGCTTGATCGGCGGCTCTGGCAGTGGATGTTGGAGTGCGGGCAGGGATACCGCATCGTTCTTCCTGACAAGGGGTATGGCGGCAACTACCCGGACGAAACACCCCTGCTGGTGGATGTTCCCGACCCGGACATGGCGTATGTGATTTACAACTCCGGCATCGGGCACAAGCCTATCGCAAACGTGCTACACATTCCACGCAATTATCAGAACGACCTGAACGACCTGATTTGCGTGTACACACCAAACCAGTACTTCGAAATCGACAACGGCAAGGTCACAAAGTCGGAGAACCACTCTCTAGGGATGCTGCCGATGGTCGAATACAAGCTGAACCCGGAGCGCATGGGTCTGTTTGAACCGGCTATCCCTGTTCTGGATGCCATCAACAATCTTGAAAGCAACCGTCTGGACGGTGTTGAACAGTTCATCCAGTCCATCTTGGTGTTTGTAAACTGTCTTGTGGACAAGGAAGCGCTGGATGCTGTTAAGCAGATGGGCGCAATGTCCATCAAGTCTACCGCTGGTCTTGCCGCTGATGTAAAGCAGATTGCAAACGAGCTTGACCAGCAGCAGAGCCAGACCTTGCTTGATTCTATGTTGAACGTGTACCGCAGCCTGACTGCCATGCCTAGCGCTACTGGTAGCGAGAACGCAACGTCTGACAACGTGGGCGCAGTTATCGTCCGCAACGGTTGGAATCACACCGAAGCAAGAGCGCAGCAGTACGAGAATATGTTCAAGTATGCTGAACGCCAAAGCTTGTCTGTGATGCTGAAAATTTTGCGTGACACGGCTGGTTCTAAATTGATGGCAAGCGACATCAATATCAAGCTGCCCCGCCGTCAGTACGATAACCAGCAAAGCAAGGTTCAGATTTTCGCACAGATGCTTGGTCAGAGCATTGACCCGCAGTTGGCGTTCACTACGCCCGGTCTGTTCCCTGACCCGCAGGCTGCTTACGAAATGAGCAAGCCCTTCCTGATTGCCGCTGGCAAGCTGGGCGAGGACGGCAAAGCTCCGAAGCCGCAGGAACAGCCGACCAACCATATTGCCAACAACGGCAAAATGGTTGGTGAACAGACTAATGCAAAGGAAGGAGAGCAAAAATGAAGAAGCTGTTTATTTCCTGCCCGATGAAGAATCGGTCGGAAGAAAATATTCGGATGACGTTTGACCGTTTGCATAAGATTGCCGAAGCAGTGTACGGTGAAAGCCTTGAGGTTATCCCAACCTATATCGAAGATAACCCGCCTAAGTGCAGAACTGAAGGGCTTTGGTATCTTGGCAAGAGCATCGAACTTCTCGCACAGGCTGATTATTTTATCGGCATTTGCGGCGATAACGCCTTTCAGTATAACGGCTGTACTGTAGAAATTGATGCTGCAAAGTTGTATGACGTTCCAGTCTATCTTGTTCCGACCGTTTTCGCCGCTCCTGATGTTACGAAAGAAGAACTGGTTTACAACGGCGCAGGGAAACTAATCGACTAAAAATCAATCCGCATTAGCGGGCTGATATATTCCGGCAGGGAAGCCGGGATACAAATTTCGCAGCGTTGCAGGGAAGCAACGGTAAAAAAACGCAGGAGGAAATTAACGATATGAAACTCAATGTGTTGCTTGGTGATGCCTACAAAGAGGGCATGACCGCCGATGAAATCATTTCTGCGCTGGAAAAGGTTGCAGACCCTAACGCAGAGATCGAGAAGCTGCGCAACGCCGTGACGAAAGCAAACGGCGAAGCCGCCGAGTACAAGAAGCAGCTAAAAGCAAAGCGCACCGATGACGAGAACGCTGCACAGGAACAGGCTGACAAGCTGGCAGAAATGCAGAAGCAGATTGAAGCCCTGACTGCCGACAAAGAGAACCTCGTCAAGGAAAAGACCCTTGCATCTTACCGTGAGAAGTTCGTTGTACAGGGTTATGACGCTGAACTGGCTGGCAAGGCTGCATCTGCACTGGCTGACGGCGACATGGACAAGGTGTTTAAGTTCCAGTCGGAGTTTATGGCCGCCCATGACACCGCATACAAGGCTTCTCTGTTGAAGGATATGCCCACACCTCCGGGTGCGGATGGCAAGGGCGGCTCTGACAGTGAGGGCGTGGCGTTTGCTAAGAGCCTTGCACAGCAGAACGCAAATACTTCTAAGGCATCGAGCGACGCAATGAGTGCTTTCCATTAACAAGGAGGAAAACATGAAGTTTACCCGAAACACGGTCAACGGAATCAACGATACCATCCTTGCTTCCAATGACTACACTGCCATTCCCTTTACCGTGACCGAAGCTGCTGCGGTTAAGGCTGGCTATCCCATGACGCTGGCCGGCAAGAAAGCTGTTGCTGCTGACGAGACTGGTTCTAAGACCATCAACGCTGACGGCATTCTGCTGTATGACGTTGACCCGGCAGAGAACCCCAACGCTTCCCTTCTGATTCGTGGTGTTATCGACACCAAGAAGGCAGCAGCAAGTTCCAGCTTCACTTTTGACGCTGATGCAATCAAGGCACTCAAGACCGCCGTTCCCGGCATCTTCTGCCGTGACAACATCAGCGTGAACGCTTAATAGGAGGTAAAACAACATGGCACTGAATCTTAAGGAAGTCTTTGCCCCGGCTGCGATTGCCGCCTATTGGACGAATGACCCCACCAACGCGATGCCCTTTGCATCTGACGCACTGTTCCCCGCAAAGAAGAAGGCTGGTCTCGACCTGAAGTGGCTGCGTGGTCACAAGGGCGTTGGTGTGTCCCTGATGCCCAGCGCATTTGACGCAAAGGCTACGTTCCGCACCCGTGAGGGCTTCAAGTTCGATGAGACCGAGATGCCGTTCTTCCGTGAGGGCTACCATCTGGGCGAGAAAGACCGTCAGGAAATCCTGCGTGTTCTGGACAGTAACGACCCCTATGCCCGTGACGTGATGAACCGTCTGTACGATGACACCGCACAGCTTATCACTGGTGCTCGTATCGTTCCTGAGCGCATGATCTGGCAGCTGCTGGCTCCTACCAATGGCGTTCCCGGCATCACTATCAAGGCAAACGGCGTGAACTACACCTACAACTACGACCCGGACGGCACTTGGAAGTCCACCAACTACAAGGAAGTCTCTGCCGCAAAGTCCAAGTGGAACGTCACCACCGCCACCCCCATTGCAGACCTGAACGCCGCAAAGGACGCTGTTTTGGCAAGCGTTGGCGAGGTCGTAACTGAGGTGTACATGAACACTGCCACCTTCCGCAACATGATTGCTGCGGACGAGGTGAAGAATCGGTTTATGACTGTCACCGCAAAGGCAAACGCCGTTCTGCTGGACGCTGAAGCACGGCAGATTGTCGAATCTGCAACCGGTCTGACCATCCATCTGTACGACAAGATGTTCAAGGCAGACCAGTACAGCGCAAGTGAGAAGTATCTGCCTGACGGCATGGTGGTTATCACCCCCGCTGGCGCGCTGGGCAATGTCTGGTACGGCACTACTCCTGAGGAAGCCGACCTGCTGTCTGGCCAGTCTGGTGCATCCGTGTCCATCGTGAACACCGGCGTTGCCATCACCACCGAGCTGACCGTTCATCCGGTTAATGCCAACGTCTACGCTTCCGAAATCGTCCTGCCGTCCTTTGAGCGCATGGACGCTGTGTACTGCATCAAGGCTTACTAAGGCGAAAGGAGGAAAGCAGCATGGGAGACCAGTATTCTGAAGCGGCAGTCAAGCTGGGGCAGTACATTGCTCCTGCACTTGACCGTGAAGTCACGGACGAGGACTACCCACTCTTCGACCTGCTGCTTGATTTCGCCAAAGACAAGATATTTGCACAGGGCTACCCCTTCGGCAACAGACCGGACGAGCTGCCTTTGCAGTATCAGTCGTTGCAGATACGCATTGCAGCGGAACTGTACAACCACATCGGCGCAAACGGACAGACGAGCTATACCAATAATGGCATTACTCGTGTGTGGGAATCGTCCGATGTAGCGCAGTCCCTGCTGAACGAAGTAGTTCCGAGAGTAGGTGTTATCGGCTGATGTTCAATGGAAGCCCTCTGGACAAGCGCCCGCTTTGGTATTCAAACCCTATCGGCGAGAAAACGCCTGTTGTGGACGAGTGGGGAAATGAGACTGGCGAATCCGCATACGAATCGTGGAGCGACCCCGCAAAGCTGATGCTGAATGTCAGCCCGCCTACTGGTTCTGCGGAAGCAAACCCTTTTGGAGCGTTCACGGATTACAGCTACGTTGTCAGTTCGTCGAGCAAAAAGCGCAACACACCGCTTTACGAAGGTACACACGTCTGGTTTCAAACGGACGTTTCAAAGCCCTTCAATTACACTGTGGTCAAGGTCGCAGAGCATATTACAGACACGCTGTATGCGCTGAAAGAGGTGGCTGCAAGTGAAAATTAAAGTGAGACTGAGCGATGCCGGACTTCGTGATGCGGAACGTCAGATACAGGAGTACAAGACCGCCCTGAACAAAAAGGCGCAAAAGTTTGCAAAGTCGTTGGCTGACAAAGGGCTTGATGTAGCGAAAGTTCGCTTTGCAAATGCAGAATATGCCGGTAGCAACGATGTCTCTTGTCGTGTTGAGCAGAACGGAAACATTTGCACCATCATTGCAGAGGGCAAGTCAGTCGCCTTTATCGAGTTTGGTACCGGTGCGCATCACAACGGATATGGCGGCGAACTGCCGCCCGGTGTTGGTGCGCATGGCTCCTATGGTCAAGGCAAAGGTGCTGGCAGACGTTGGTACTACTACGGTGACCCCGGTAATGCCGGAACCTATGTGGATACCGTTCCCGGCAAAGGCCAGTTGAATTACACCAGCGGCAACGAACCGGCTATGGCTATGTGGGGAGCTGTTGAGGAAATGGCTTCTCAAGTAGAAGCAACGTGGAGGGAGGTTTGGAATAGTTGATTGATTATTTCAATTCTATCTTTACAGCTGTTGCCAAGGAACTGCGAAAGCAAGTGCCTGGTATCTTCGTCACTGGCGAAATCAATGACAGCAACGTCAAAAAGTTTCCATGTGTGCAGATAGAGGAAAACAGCAATCTCCCGGTTCATCGTGATTCTGCCAGCCGAAGCAAGTACGCCGCCGTTTCCTTGCGTGTGCGTGTCTACTCTAACAAAACAAGCGGACGCATCGCAGAAGCTCGTTCCATCGTTGGAATCGTGGATTCTGTATTGGAACCGCTCAATTTTTATCGCAAATCGTTTGCCCCGTTGAATGGGCTGTACAACAATTCCGTCTATCGGATTGATTGCAGCTACGGGGCAACAATCGGAGAGGACGGAATGATTTACCGAAACTAAGGAGGTAAACATTCTATGAGTACTGCTATCTCCGGTCTGAATACCACCCTATATTGTGGCGACAGCGCAACCGCTCTGACGAAGCTGTGCGACATCAAGGATGTACCCGACCTGATCTCTGAGCCGAACCTTCTGGATGCCACCACTTTGTCTGACCCCATGCAGGTCAACATCTTTGGTATTATCCAGAGTGATACCAAGTCTTTCACCGCCAACTACAACAAGACTGACTACAAGAAGGTCAAGGAAGCTGGCTACGATGAAACTTCCGAGAGCAACACTGTGAAGTATTACGCCCTGAAGATGCAGGACGGCTCCGGCTTCACTTGGCAGGGTATGCATCAGGTTGGTTTGTCCGGCTTCGGCGTGGACGAGGTTGTGGAAATGACCATCAACTGCATCTTCACCAAGAAGCCTGAGTTCAGCGAGACCCTGACTGTCAACGGCGGCTAAACCGCAAAAATCAAATCAATCAAACCGGGCAGAACTGAACATCGGATTTGGTTCTGCCCCTATTTATAAAGGAGAGCATTTATTATGGCTGCTAAGGTTATCAACTTTCATTCCCCCGATGGCAAGAACACTTATGAGCTGACTTTCACCCGTGACAGCGTGGAAGCTACCGAACGTGCAGGCTTTCAGATTGGCCAGTACACCCAGATGACCAACCTGCTGTCCAACTCCCGCGCCCTGTTCTATGGTTCTTTTATCGCACGAAATCGTGGCATCAAGCGTAAAGTCGTGGACGAAATGTTTGCCCACATCGACGAGAAGGAAGAGCTGATGGCTGCGCTGCTTGAGATGTTCATGGACGCTTCTAAGTCCCTGCTGGCAACCGACACTGAGGACAAGACCGCAAAAAACGCAACGTGGGAGATTGTGTAACCGCACAATCTCAAGAATCAGACGGAGAGGGAGAATCTTTCTCCTTCTCTAAGCTGTTCCACGATGTAGAAGCCTATTACATTTCCATCGGCATGACCTACGACCAGTTCTGGTACGGCGATGTCTGGCTGGCGAAGGTCTACCGTGACGCAGAGGAACTACGGGAACGTAGAGCCAATGCAGAAGCGTGGAGAAATGGTTTTTACATGGCATCTGCGCTTTCCTCTACGGTTGGCAATATGTTCCGAAAGAAAGGGTCTAAACCCATCAAGTACATGGATAGACCGATTCCCCTTACTCAAAAGGAGAAAGACGAGTATGAATACCAACGCGCAGTTGAGGCGCAGGAGCGAATCAAGAGAATGATGTTCTCCATGATGGAAAGTGATGGTGGTAGTGATGGCTGATGTTGATATTACGAGCTTATCCGTAGAAATTTCTGCGGAATCGCAGGGCGCAGAGCTTAATATCGACAAGCTCGCTACCGCCATTTCTAATTTGCGGACAAAGGGAAACGTCACAAAGGTTGTGAACAGCCTTGACAAACTGGCTACTTCTATTGCAACGCTGAAACAGGCATCCGCTGGAATGTCTGGGCTGGACAAAATTACCAGCTTTCTGAATGGACTTTCCAACGTCAACACGACCGCAAGCGCAAAGAGCATCAACACGGTCGTGAATGCAATCAAAAAGATTCCTGCGGCTGTGTCTGGCTTAAACGGCGTGGATTTTTACTCCATGTCTGGAAGCATTACTCAGCTCACTAACGCTTTGGCTCCGCTGTCCATTCTGGACGCATCGAACCTTAAAGCTCTTGGTAGCGCTTTCAATGCGATTGGGAAGGTTCCTGACCTAACCGATAAGCTGAAAGCCACCGACCTCGATTCTTTTGCAAGCTCCTGCCAGAAGATTTCTGCTGCTCTTGCTCCCCTTGCATCTCAGCTCGACAAGGTAGGCAACGCCTTTTCAAAGCTCCCACCGCAGTTGAGCAAAGTGGTCACACAGGCAAACCGCGTGACCGCAGCCAACGAAAAGCAGCGTAAGAGCTATCTCAGTCTGTCCAATCAGATGAACGGCTTTATGCGAAACATGGCAAAGTTGGTTTCGTTGAAAGCAATTGCTGATTATCTTGGCAACGCTGTTGCGAAGTTTAACGATTTCTACGAAGCGGCTAATATGTTTGGCGTATCGATGGGTGACATGACAAACGAAGCGAGCGGTTTCATTGACAAGATGGAACAATTGCTTGGAATCGACCCGTCAGAAGCCATGAACGCTATGGCGAACATTTATAGCATGACAAAGAGTTTCGGACTTGCAAAAGAGCAAGCATATACTTTGTCTAAAAGCCTTACCCAGTTAGGCTATGACCTTTCTTCGCTAAAAAATATTCCTATTTCGCAAGCGTTTACGAAGATTCGTTCGGCTATGGCTGGCGAACTTGAGCCAATGCTTCAGCTTGGCGTTGATATTTCTCAAGCAAGACTTCAGCAAGAACTTCTTGCGCTTGGCTTTAATAAGCAGGTTTCCACGCTTTCTCAGGCAGATAAAGCTACCTTGAGATACATTGCAATTTTAAAGCAGACCACCGATGCACAAGGCGATTTTGCTCGGACGCTTTCCAGTCCTGCGAATATGATTCGCGTTCTGAAAGCACAGTTGTCTGGTCTTGCGCGAGATGTCGGCTCTTTGCTTTACCCTGCTTTGAAATCCATTCTTCCTCCTCTGATTGCGGCAGTTGAACTTATCCGGGAGTTCGTTCAGTGGGTGGCAAAGCTGATGGGCGTAAAAGTCGTGCTCACTGACTTTGCCAAAAGTGCTGACAGTGTTGGCGGCATCGGTGACGCAATGGACGAAACAACCGATTCGACAAAGAAAGCCGCCAAAGCCCTCAAGAACTACACGATGGGTTTTGATGAACTGAATATCATTGACCCCACACAGGGAAGCTCCGGCTCTGGCAGCGGCGCATCTGCTGGCAACATCTTGGGCGATGTAGACCTGTCCGGCTACGATATGTTCAAGAACTATGTCGGCAATGCTGTGGATGAAATCAAGGAAAAACTTCGCAAACTTGCTCCTATTGTTGCTGCTATCGGCGCTGGTTTTGCCGCATGGACTATCGGGAATGCGCTTCTTACTGCGTTAAAAGACACTCATGATTGGGCGTACAAGCTCGGCAAAATCGTTGGTGGTCTTAATCCAGAGCTACTTTTGGTAGCCGGAACGGTGGCTCTTATCGTTGGCCGATTTGTTCAGCTTTATCAAAACAGCGAAAATTTCCGGCAAGGTTTAGTCCGTATCAAAGATTTGATTTACCTTGCGGGTCTTGGGTTTACGCAAGGCTGGAATATTTCTTTGACTGATGGGAAACTTGGCGAGTCTATCAAATGGCTAAAAGAAGCTCTTTCTAATCTCGGTCAAGCGATTTGGAATTTGATTCCTGAGGAATGGCAGGGGAAAATCTCTACTGCATTCGAGACAATTCAAAAAGTCGTCAAAGACCTTGACCTCGATTTGGGCGATTTGGTCATGACGCTTATCGGAATCGGTTTGACTATTAGCGGGCATCCCGTTGCTGGCCTTGCAGTTCTTGGCTTTGAAGCCGTCTCTGTCGCCGTGCGTGGTCTTGGCAGTGAAAGCGAAGCAGAAGCATTTCAGCTGAAATCTGATTGGCACGATGCTTTCGTAAATTTCGGCACGATTGCGGCCGAAACAGTGGCAGACATCATAACTGCTCTCGGAAATCTTATCAATGATTTTGCAATTCTTATCGGATGGATTCAAAATGGCGTTTCTGAAACAGAAATGCTCGACATCCAGATGAATGGAAATTTTCTTGAAGGTGCAATCGCGTCTCTTGCGCAAGTTATCCACGACATGGGCGTGTTCATTGGATGGATTATTAAAGGCGTAGACGAATCAGACCGCCTTGCCATCGCCGCCAATGGAAACTTTGCGGAAAAATTTGTTCTCTTGATTGCTGATGTAATCAATGGAATCAAAGACGCTGTAACGTGGTTCGGAAAACTGATTGATAAAGTTTCTAAGTTTAATCCGTTAAGCGTCGGCAAAAACATTATTGATGGCATCACGAAGGGCATCACGGGGAACACCAATGTGTCAAATGACGCGACCAAACAGTTGACCGATGAAATCAAGAAAACCGCTCAAGATGAACTTGATATTCACTCTCCCTCTAAGTGGTTTGAAGGAATTGGCAGCTACGTCGTTCAAGGCCTTGCAAACGGTATCACTGGTTCTCTCGGTTACGTCAACAATGCTATGAATAAACTCGTAGACGCCACCAAGCTCAAGGGCGAAGAGATGGCGAACTATGGCATTGACTGCGGCACAAGCTACGTCAACGGCATCATTTCCGGGCTAGACTCTAAGTGGGCAGAACTCGATAACAACCTCAAGACCAACTTCTTCGGTACGGTGCAAACTTTCATTCAGGCTGCGCAGAGTGGCGATTGGAAAACGGTCGGCACTACCATTGCCGCTGGCATTTGGGGCGCTATGGGCGATGAGCAGCGTAAACGCGCCAAGTCCGTTGCAAGCGACCTTGTAAGCAGACTAAGCAAAGAATTGAAAAGCCAAGCTTCTTCTCTGCTAAACACCGCTGCTACCATTGGGAAAAATCTGGTGAACAATCTGACCCAAAACTTTGGAAAGGTTTCCACTGAAACTCAGACGATGCTTTCCGGCATTACGCAGGCTTTCGGAAACGTGAAGTCTCCTCTCGCAACGGCAGCTAAAGCCATCAGTGCGGCGCTCTCTGGTGGTTTACTCAGCTCTTTCCCGACGATTTTTGCCGGGTTTGCAAGTCTGGTAAGCACCATCGGAACCGCAGTGGCAGGAATGCTTTCTGCTGTGGGTGCTGCCCTCAGTGCTACGATTTTTGGCATTCCAGCTGGCATCGTGGCCCTTGCCGCCGCCGCAACCCTTGGAGTTGCGATTGCTGGCATCGTGTCGAAACTTGGCGGCAGCCGGTCTACCGGCAGTTACAGCGATACATCTCAGTACGTCGGAAGCTCCAGCTATAATTCCTCGACGTCTAGCTCTTCTTACAGCGGAACTTATTCTGCGGCCGGAGGAAACTCCGAAGAGATGAGAGATGCTGTGTACAACGGCTGCTACAATGCATTCCTCGATATATGGCAGCGTTACGGAGAGGAAATTTCTGATGGCAGGGACGTGAAAGTTTACCTTGATGGCAAGCAGCTCACTGCTTCCGTTGAAAAAACGCAGAAAGAACGTGGCGTGTCTATTATGGGTACCGAAGTTTATTCCTATTAAGAAAGGATGGTTCAGATGGCCAATATTCCTGCACTGGTTACGGTGAATGGCGTAGAGCTGCCGGAACCATCCTCTTATGAGGGAACGACTAGCACGATCGTGGACTCTGGACGAAATGTTCAGGGTAAAGTTGTTGGCGCTGTCGTGCGGCATGATGTAGCAAAAGTCTCCATGTCATGGAACTACCTCACTGCGCGGCAGTGGGCCGACATCTTGAGCCTTTTCACTACAAATTTTTACTGCACCGTTAAGTTTTACAATCAAGCCACAGCCGGTTATACCACCCGTCAGATGTATGTCTCCGACCGCACCGGCGGCATGTGGCGTAGAGGGCCGAAAACCGGTGGTGTGATGGGGTGGATAGGGTGCAAACTTTCTCTTGTGGAGGTATGATACATGGTTGAAGTCTCCGATAAGTGGAAAGAGAAATTTAATGAAACCCTCGTCCCGGAATCTTTTGTGGAGATTACCTGCGGAATCACTGAGCCAGGCATCAATAAAAAAGCTACCATCGTCACGTCATCGGCAGCCCCGTTCTCCACCTTTCATAATATTGCACTTTCTGATAACGCTTCCATTTCGAGGTATTCTACAGGAGAGCCCAATCTTACTGTTCTTGATGGAAGCTGTAGCATCGTCCCTTCTTCTCCTCCGTATGGAACTACTGGTTTTTTGAGTGCCGAGATTTTTGACGATTCAAACCATCCTGTTATCCGGCTTGAACTTCCAAGTGAAAACAAGTCCTCCGTTCCTGGCGTTTCGATTTGCTGGTCTACAGTATTCGGGGAGTACGCCACGGATTTTTCGGTCAGCGCATACCTTGGAACTAGCAAGCTAAAAACTGTGACCGTGAACGGAAACAAATCCGTCCGTTCTGATGTTGAGGCTGAGCTTTCCGGGTTTGATGCCGTAGAGATTGAAGTTCTAAAGTGGTGTCTCCCCGACCGAAGAGTAAGGATCGAGCAAGTGAAAATCGGAAGGTATCTGGTATTTGACAAGACCAAAATCTTGTCTTACAGCCATTCTTCTGCCAGAGACCCTATCTCCGGGCAGCTTTCTCAGGAGTCGATTTCCTTTAGCCTCGACAACAGCGACCGCACATGGGACTCCGTAAACCCTCAAGGAATTTACAAGTACATCTATGAGCGCCAGCCTGTCACTGTTCGTTATGGAATGGATGTTGACGGGAAGACCGAATGGGTGAGCGGAGGAATGTTCTTCCTGTCAGAGTGGAGCGTCCCTGCCAACAGCATTGAGGCATCCTTTCAGGCGCGAGACGCTTTCCTGTATCTATCCAGCACGAAGTACACCGGAAGAAAATACGGCACGCTCTATGAGATGTGCTACGATGCTTTGGAGCTGTTGGAAGCGGATGAAATTACCTTTGATATTTCGGATGAACTGAAAAATTACTCCACCGACATTACAAGCGATGAGTCTACTTATCACAATTCTGATATTTTGCAGCTTGCGGCCAATGCGGCTGGAATGGCTCTGTACCAGACCCGTGATGGCGTGATAAAAATCAACCGAGTCTACGGCTCCGATGCCTCCAACCCCGTGTTGGACATTCCAGTACTGAACAATTATTCTTGGCCGGAAATCACCTTTGCCCAGAATATGCTTAACGTAGTGACCACCGTAGGAAATGCCACCTACGCTTATCCTGAAAATCCTTCGGGCAAAGGCGTGAGCCAGACTCTGAGCAATGTTATGCTCACAAAGGACATCCTTGCAAAATCCAGGAACGCCCTTACGGAGTCTTATGGAGTCCTTTCTAACCGTCGCAAGGCTTCTCTTACCTATCGGGCAAGCCCTACTATTGATGCTCTTGATATTGTAAAGATTCACCATCAGTTCAATTACGATGCTGTCTTGCTGGCAACCAATGTAAAGTACACTTTCAATGGGTGTTTCAAAGGTACTGTAGAGGGGTACATGATGGCAGATGCTCAGGCTATGTCTCTTGACCATACCAGCGAACAGCTTGGATGGGGCGAGTCCGTTATTTTGTCTGCTACCCTCTCCCCTGCTTCTATTGACTCTCCTAAAATCAACTGGGCAGCTTCTCCCGAAGGAATCGTCTCCCTTCACGTTCTGACGAATGCAGAAGGAAAATCCACCTGCCAAGTCAAGTGGAACTCTCCGGGCAAGGCTGTTGTCACAGCTTCAGCAGGCGGCGTCTCCGCAGAATGTTCCTTCGCTACGGCGTCGTACAATCTGTTTGATGTTGCGGAAGGCAGCACCGTTCTTATGAATGAGGGTGGCAACGTGGCCGAGTTCATCGTTGCAAAACATGACTACGAAAGCGAGCTGAATGGAGTCGGGCGAACTCTTCTGGTTCGAAAACACTACGCGGCTATCATGGCTTGGAGCTCTACATGGTCTACTTACGCCAGCAGCAGCGTAAACAGCTGGCTCAACGGAGAGTACTTCAACTCGTTCAGCTCCGCCCAGAAGCAAGCTATCGACAAGACGACTATCTATTATACTCCCGGTTTTTCTGACTCTTATTGCAATTCTGGCAGTAGCAAAGTGACTACGATGGCAAAAAGCATTTTTCTGCTTTCTCACCACGAGTTTGGATACGACACGGAAGGCTCTGATGCTCCGAATTGGACAACTAGCAGCCCGAGCTATAAGCACAACGAGGGCACTCCCCTGCAAAATGCATCTGGAATCCTGAAAACGATGCTTGCCTCTGACATGGAGGGCTCCAGCAGAGGACGATCTATTTGGACGAGAACTCCTTACCTGTACTCGCTTCAGATGCTTCGTGATATTGCTGGCACAAGTTCAAGCGCCAACAAGTACTGGCGGCCTCTGTTAGTTAGCAAACTTGTAAATGCATACGCCGTGTATGATTCTACGTTACAAGTGAATACCAACGCAGAGACAATTTCCTACGCCACCAATGATGAAACCCCTCGTAAGTACGATAATGTTGTTCACCCTGCATTTACCGTCCCAAAGTCTCTTGCTATTGACGCCGACGGCAAACTGATTTTTTAAGAGGTGAAGTATGGCAACGTGGATTACAGACCGAACGCAGGCAGATATAGACCGGGTAAAAGAGCTGACCGCAAAGGCGAGAAGCGGCACATGGACAGAGGAAGAACAGGCCGAGTGGGCCGCAGGCATGAAGGGCGCTCTGAGCTATACGGATTACAACCGCATTGAAAACGGAATCAAAGAACTTGCTGAAATCGTTGGCGCATCTTATTCTGCAAGGATTGTACAGCAAAACATTCAAGTTGTTACTGCGAAAAATGAAAGCGGCGACATCCCCGCGTGGGACACTTATCCCGCCAAGTACGAGTTCTTTATGCCGCTGACTGCCAAGAAAGCGGGCCTGCTGCTCCGCTCGCTGGAATTCCGCGTCAAGGGCTATGTGCCGGGCACGATGCGCACCGTCCTGCGCAAGTACGGCTCCACGACCGCCCTAGTGGACAAGTTCACCGACATTGTCCGCGGCTACAACGACGTGGTGTTGGACATGGGCGATTTCCCGCTGGAAAAGGGTGTCGAATACCAGCTCTATTTCGCCGCCTCTAACAACTTCTACCCGCCCTCTGTCAAGCCCTCATGGGTCGTCGCAAACGACTACGTCAACATTACAAATGGAAGCGCTTATTACGGCGACGACAGCAAGCTTATTTTTTCAGGAACAATCGGTTTAACTGTGCCTGTGGAAGCTGGTTGGACAATCAATGATTATCTGACCATTGCGGATGCCACTCGGTGGATTGATAACGTGAAAGCCATTCGTTTCAAATGCGGTGGCAAAAGTTCTACTCCGGGAACTCCCGAGGCGCTGAGTTATCATTTTGCGGTTATCAATCAAGTAGAAAAAGTTTTGTCTGACATTGAAGCGATGGCAAAGGACCATTTACTTTATTGTTCAGATACAATATGCGGAGGTGAACCCTATTATGCATTTTGTTGACCGAAAAGCAAAATATCCCGGGCGTTGGACTATGATGAAATCTGATGGCACATCAGAAATCATCACTTTGATTCGTAATGATGAACCTGTTGTCGAGGGTACTCCAATGAACGCCGACACCCTCAACACTTTGAGTGATGTTGCAGGGGCTGACATTGCAAAGGAAAAGGCAGAAGCCGCCGCAACCGTTGCGTCAACCGCAAAAGACGCTGCCGAGTTAGCCGCAAACTCTTCGGAAAAAAGCAAAGACGCTGCGGCGAAGAGTGAAGCTGCGGCGAAGCAGTATGCGGACAATGCAGCGGCTATCGTAAGCACCGACCCCACCCTGACAGTCAAGGGCGCTCCCGCAGACGCCAAAGCCACCGGCGACCGCATCAACGCTATCAAAATTGAGACCGACAAGACCCTCACCATCTCCGGCGCTGCTGCGGACGCTGCGGCTGTAGGCAGCATCGTACTGCCCCGGGTGGTGGTGCAGACGGAAGCGGGAAGCACCGTCACCGCAGTCAGCGGGGACAAAAAGGTAACTGGCACGGCCACCGACGGCAGCTTTTCTGCGGCCCTGCCCCACGACGGCGAGTGGGAGGTCACCGCCACGCTCGGCACCGGCGTGGCCACGGAGACAATGCAGGCGGAGTATTGCCGCACCAAGACCCTTACCCTGACCTACTACACCCTGACCGTCACGGTTAAGGCGGGCAGCACCGTCACCGCCCAGTGCGGGGACAAGACCGTCTCCGGCACGGTGCCGGAGAGCGGCAGCATCAAGCTGTATCTGCCCATCGCTGGCACGTGGACGGTAACGGCCACGTTGGGCGACAAGACCGCCGAGGGCAGCTTGGAGGTGAGCGAGTACAAGGACTACCCCATTGAGCTGGCCTACGTCCACATCTACGGCGCAAGCTGGGACGGCACCAGCACCACCAAGTGGAGCCGCACCGACGAGGCGGCGGAGTTTACCGACCCTGTGCCGTATGTCGCGGGCGCAAAGAGCTACGGCAGTCCTTTTGATGACCGTCTGCCGTGGAGCGGCATGGTGGTCAGCGAGCGCACCGGCGGCACAATGGTGGCTATCCCCAAATTCTGGTATAAACTGGAGCAAAATGGCGCTGGCATGACCATCAAAATTGCCGACCGCGCGGTGGAGGGCTACAGCGTCAGCCCTGCTCACATGGACAGAGGCGACGGTCACGGTGAGCGGGACGTGGTGTACATCGGCAGATACCACTGCAACGGCACCTATAAGAGCGGCACCGGCAGCCCCAGGGCGAACATGACCCGCTCTTCGGCCCGCTCCGGCATCCACAATCTCGGCTCGACCATCTGGCAGTGCGATTTTGCTATGAGGTTTACGCTCTGGCTGCTCTATATCGTCGAATTTTGCGACTGGAACAGTCAGGCGAAAATCGGCTATGGATGCAGTCCGAGCAGCAACACCTTTACGATGGGTTATACCGACTCGATGCCGTATCATACCGGCACCGATCAGAGCAGCCGGGCCACCTACGGCGGCACGCAGTACCGCAACATCGAGGGCCTGTGGGATAACGTGTTGGACTGGTGCGATGGCTGCTACTACAACAGCAACGGCCTGAACATCATCTTGAATCCCTCCGAGTTCAGCGACAGCAGCAATGGCACGGCGGTCGGCGTTCCGTCCAATGGCTGGCCGTCCGCATTCAAGGTCAAGACAAACGGCGGCTTCCCGATGTTTATCCCCACATCCGCGTCCGGTAATGATGCAACGTACTCGTGCGATAACTGGTACTTCAGCTCGTCGGGCCCGTGCCTCTGCGTCGGTGGTAGCTATAGCCACAACTCCAACTATGGTTTGTTCTGCGTCGGCTGCTACGGCGCGTCGAGCTATGGCGGGAACATCGGCTGCCGCCTCCAGGAACTCCCCAACGGGGGAGTCTGAGGGGGCCGCAGCCCCCCGCAGATAACCGCGCCGTAAGGCGCTGAACTTTATATGGGACTGTCTGTGCATTGCCGGTGTTTTTTGTTCTTAGGCCTCGTGCGATAACTGGAACTTCAGCTCGTCGAACCCGTGCCTCTACGTCGGTGGTAACTATAGCCACAACTCCAACTATGGTTTGTTCTACGTCAACTACAACAGCGCGTCGAACTATAACGGGAACATCGGCTGCCGCTTCCTTTTTGATATTTCCAACCTCACAGATTCTTGGCACAGACAGCCGCACACCCCACGGTGAAGATAGGCATTTTGGGAGCAGGCTAGTACACTCCGCAGGGAGCGCTGGAAAGCCTGTACAGCTAAAAGGAGGTATCCCAATGAAAAGGGCTGGAAAGCTCTTTGATACGCTAATCTCAGATGATAATTTGTTGCTTGCCATTGATGAAGTCAACCGCACCCACCATTGGTGCAAGGGCCACCGCCCCAACACCTGCACGGCGTGGGTGGAAGAAACCAAAGCGGAGCGGGTGAAAGACCTGCGCCGTATGCTCATCAAGGGTTTTGAACCGAAAAAGCCCCATGTCAGCCAGCGGTGGGACGCGAACGCCCGGAAGTGGCGCACCATCAGCGAACCGGCCCAGTGGCCCGACCAGTACGTCCACCACGCCCTCATCCAGGTGTTACAGCCCAGGATGATGCAGGGAATGGATTTTTACTGCTGCGGCTCCATCCGGGAGCGCGGGCCGCACCGGGAAAAGAACGCCATCCAGCGATGGATGAAGTACGACCGCAAGGGGACGAAGTACGAGTTTTGCGGCGACATCCGCCACTTTTACGACAGCCTGACCCCGGAAGTCGTCATGGCCCGGATGCGGCAGCTCTACAAGGACTGCCGTGTCCTCGACCTCATCCGGCGCATCATCCGGGACGGCGTAAAGCTGGGGACGTACACTTCCCAGTGGTTCGCCAACGCCGTCTTACAGCCCCTTGACCGGCTCATCCGGGAGAGCGGCTATTGCAAACACTACGCCCGGTACATGGACAACATGACGGCATTCGGTCCCAACAAACGCAAGCTGCGGAAGCTCCGCTTACTGGTCGAAGACTGGCTTGACGCCCACGGCCTGCAGCTCAAGGGCGACTGGCAGGTGTTCCCGGTGGCAAAACCGCAGCGCAAAGAGCCGCTGCTCCCGCCCCGGCGTGGCTATGAGCGCACCAAAGGCCGCCTGCCGGATGCCGTAGGCTATCGCTACGGCAGAGGGTACACCATTCCCCGCAAGCGGAATCTGCTGCACATCAAGCGGGCGCTGGCGCGGTATCGCAAGCGCAGGAGGCAGGGGAGGCCCATCACGCCCAGAGCGGCAGCAAGTCTGCTCTCGCGCCTCGGACAGCTCCGGCACTGCAACAATTATCATCTCTATCAATGGCTGTTTCGGGGAGAGCGGGTCGTCCGCGACCTGAAGCACGTCGTCCGAGAGCATCGGAGAAAGGAGAACCTGACGTGGACTATGTTTTTGGCACAGAGGGCGGCGCTGAAGTCCTCAAGACCATCGGCGACGCTCACACCGGTCTGACCGGCTACCACCAGCTTGAGCGGGAGTATCCCGACCAGACCATCACCGACAGCTTCCGTGTCGTCCGCAAGCTGCGCAGCGCGGAGGACGCGGAGGGGCGCTGCTATGACTGGTACGAGATCGACCGCCACTACCGGATGACCGACAAGACCGGCCCTCTGGCAGAGCAGGCGGCGAAGACCGCTGCGGAAATGGAAGATGCCATGTGCGAGCAGGACATGGAATCACAGGAGCGGCTGGCGACTATCGAGGACTCGCTGTGCGAGCTTGATGCCGCCGTCAACAAGTAAGGAGGACATCAAAATGGACAAAATCTGGGCAAACAGATTGATTGCCGGTACAAAAACGTGGGCAGAGATGCCCGCAAGCCGCCGCCCCGGAGTCAAGCGGGAGCTGGCCAAGAGGGCGGCAGAGGGGGAGATTACCCCTGAACAGTACAAGGAGATCACGGGGGAGGACTACGATGGGTAAGCTGCTGGAACTGCTGGAAAAGTTGGTGCGGGCTATCTTTGGCCCGGGGGACAAGCAGGATGCCGAAGAGGCAAAGCCCGCACCGGAACCTCCCGAACCCCCCGGGGCAGAGGCTGTAACCGGCTGGGAGGGAGACCCGCCCTACCGGTACATCGACGTGAGCCGCTATCAGGGCCTTATCGACTGGGCGCAGGTGGCGGCGGCTGGCTACAAGGGGGCAATGCTCAAGACCGTGAGCACCAACCGCAAGCTCTCCAAGCGGGCAGACGGCCTGTATATCGACCCCACCTTTGAGACCAACTACCGCAACGCCCGGGCTGCAGGGCTGGACGTTGGCATCTACTACTACACCTACGCCACCAGCGAGGCCATGGCCGATGCAGAGCTTGCCCTGCTGCGGCAGGCGGTGTACGGCAAGGAGCCGACCCTGCCTGTGGCGGTGGACGTAGAGGAAAACAAGCTCAAACCCATGAGCACCCTCGACCTCACCAACCTCACCGCCTATGCGCTGGAACAGGTAGAAAAGATGGGCTTTTACGCCCAGCTGTACACCTACACCGGTTACAAGTACGAGCTGGACATGGCGAGGCTGTCCTCTCGGTGGGACGTCTGGCTGGCCGACTACACCGGCAAGACGCCCAATGTGACGTTTAACTACAACGCCCACCAGCACACCAGCAAGGGCAGCGTGCCGGGTATCTCCGGCGACGTAGACCTCAACGTCACCGAGCGCAACTACCCCCGTATCATCATGAAGAAGGGCCTGACCCGTCTCCGGGAGGGCGCATGAGCGAAGCAATCATCGTAGCCATTATCACCGGCGGTCTGAGCCTGATCGGCGCGATCGTCTCCAACAACCACACCGCCCAGAGCATGGACGCCAAGCTGGACAAGCAGCAGGCGATCACGGACACAAAGCTGGAAGAGCTGACCCGGGAGGTGCGAATGCACAACAACTTTGCCCAGCGCGTCCCGGTACTTGAAGAACAGATCAAAGTGGCAAACCACCGCATTGCAGACCTCGAAGCAGACCACGAAAAAGAGAGAGGAGAGTAATACATGGCAACGATCAATAACATTTTGGGCGTCATCCCCGCCCCGGTGGCGGCAGTGCTGATGCTGGGCGGCTTTATCTTCTACGCCCTCGGCTGCATCCGGCTGGGCTATGGTGCCGCCGTGAAGCCTCTGGTGCTTGACCTCATCGAGCGGGCCGAGCACGAGATACAGGGTACAAAGCGGGGCGCAGAGCGCAAGGCGTGGGTGACAAAGACCCTGCGGGCCGCCCTCAGCGCCAGCAAGTGGGGCAGATTTATCTCGTGGGCCATCACCGATGAGACCATCGGCAAAGTTATCCAGTTTTTCTTTGACCGCGCAAAGGCAGCACTGCAAAAGCAGTAAGGAGGCTATCATGGCAAGCACTACATACCGCCATATCGGTGACGTCACCGATATGTTCGCTGCACAAGAACAATTTCGTAACATCACGAAAATGGTCTGCGCACGTCTTCGTGGCCTCACGAAAACATACCATTTTGCCGTCATTGGCAATATGGTGCGCAACGCCGGACAGCTGCCGCAGCCCTTCTGGCTCGGTGCTTCCTGTGGCGGCGGCTCGTGTAGTGCTGCCCGCTGCGCTGCAAGGACTTGACCGACAGCAGATGACCGCCGCCATCAAAAGCGCACCGCTTGGGAGGGTAGACCGAAAGATAGCTCTTTTACGGTACGTTGAGCGGCTCCCGCTGCCGGACATTGCAGCACAGACACATTACAGCCGGACGGCGATAAGCTACCGGCTGAAAGGCATTGAAAAAATGCTGGATGTGTGATATCATAATCTTAATTGGGTGCGATTTTTTCACGAAACGCATTGAAGCGGCAGGCTTTCGGGTCTGCCGCTTTTCTTTTTGCACGATTTGTGGTATAATTATCTCAACAAATCCACCCGGCCTCTCGAAGAAGCACAACAGGGTGGATATTTGCCAGCTAGCCCAGTGCTTTATCTGGGAATGAAAAAAGCGGTTGCCAGATAGGCGCCGACCAGTCTCCCGCCCGCCTACTTGCAGTGCGTACCATGCGGGAGACGCAGCAAACCCCCGGTGTTCCGTTTGGAGCATCGGGGGTATTTTTGTTTATATACAATTTTTCAAGCGCTCATGCGGATTTTTCCGTGTGGGCGCTTTTCTTTTTTGTCTTTCGTTGTACCTTCGTTGTCTTTCGTTTTTTGTCGATGCAGTACACTGGATGCACAAGGAGGGATGTTTTATGAGCTATTACCAGATACCCGGAACGCCCTACGTTCCGCAGCAGCCTGTCAACCCTTACGGCGGCATGGGCACGGTGGGACTTGCCACTCCCCTGCCAAACGCACAGATGCAACAGGCGCAACCGCAGCGTCCGCAGCCGATGAATGGGCAACAGCCTGTTCAACAGTCGGCACAAGATGGCGGTTGGTTGCTTGGTAGACCTGTTTCCAGCAGGGAGGAATTTCTGGCAATACCGTCTGATCTGTACGGCAGACCGACCTACTGCCCAGATTTGCGCAGCGGTGTGATCTACTGTAAGCGGCTCAACCCGGACACCTGCGAATCCTATGTGCAGGAGTTCTACAGCCCGGAAGCATGGAGACAGATGCAGGCGCAACAGGCGCAGCAGACCGCTGCACCGACACAGCAGTATGTGCCTGTTGAGCAGTACGATGCCATCGTGCACCGGCTGGATGAACTGGAAAAGTGGCAGAAGAGCTTCTCTAAGCCCACTGCCGCAGCGAAGAAAGGAGAATAAGTAATGTCCTCTCCGTTTGACATGATTACTCACAGCCCTATCATGCAGCTTGCAAATCTGGCTCGAGCCGGACAAAACCCGATGGGGCTTATCCAGCAGTTAAGCGGGCAGAATGCTCCTATCATGCAGGGCTTGAACCTGATTCAGGGTAAGAACGAAGCACAGCTCCGAACGATGGCGCAGAACCTCGCCAAAGAGCGCGGCATCGACCTGAATCAGCTAGCAAGCGTCCTGAATTTGACGCTTCCGAAGTGAGGAGGCTTTACAATGGATGATTTTGAAAACAGCCATTCCGAAAAAGATTTTGACATCGACAATCTGTGTGGCAATGACAAAATATGGGTTCCTTTAATGATTGGCTTGATTTTCGGCGCGGTCAGCAAAACGTGGGACGACACGAAAGATAAAAAAGACAATCTTCCAAGCTGAATTAATAATCCCAAAATAAGCATCCCTCTAAGCGAAACGCTTCTCAGTTTTGCGGACTTGACAAAAACCGCACTTGTTTGGCTTCGCCCATCGCATACGGCGGTGGGATAGCATAACTCAAAACTGAAAGGAGTTTTGTTATGGACGATTTTGCAACTGGCTATCTGGCTGGGCAGGACGGCGGCAATAACAACGGCGGATTCTTCGGCAACGAAGGTCTGTGGGCGGTTATTATCCTCGCCATTATCTTCGGCTGGGGCACAAACGGCTACGGTCGAAACGGTGGTGACAACGGCATGAACAGCTACATCCCCTATCTGGTCGGCACTGGCGCAACCGGTCAGGGCGGTGCAGACACCCGCGCGGCTCTGTCTGAGGGCTTTTATCAGCAGGATACCTCCCGCTCTCTGGCGGGCATCCAGAGCGGTATCTGCTCTCTGGGCTATGACCAGCTGGCGCAGATCAATGGCCTCAACGCCAACATTGCAAACGGATTTGCTGGCGTGAACAGCGCCATCTGTCAGCTTGGCTACCAGAACGCACAGCTCGTGAACGGCCTGGAACGCAGCGTGTCCAACGGCGACAACGCCATCAGCCTTGCCATCATGCAGGAGGGCAACGCCCGGCAGGCGGGTCAGACTGCTATCCAGACGCAGCTTGCGTCTTGCTGCTGCGAGAACAAGGAGCTCATCGGCGACCTGAAGTACACCATTGCGCAGCAGGACTGCGCTACCCGTCAGGCTATCGCAGACAACGCCCGCGCAGTTATCGACAACTGCAACTCAAATTACCGCGCTATGATGGACTACTTCACGCAGGACAAGATCGCCACTCTGACCGCTGAGAACCAGAGCCTGAAGTTCGCCGCTTCTCAGGATCGGCAGAATGCGCTTCTGACCACCGTGATGTCCCAGCAGACCGATACCATCCTGAACCGGGTCAATCCTCGTCCGATTCCCGCTTATCAGGTGGCAAACCCCAACGTGGGCGTGAACTGCTGCGGCTGCTGCTAACTTACACACTCCCCGATAACACCGGGTGAACCATCGGGGCAGGGGTAATATACCTCTGCCCCTGATTTTTTAGGAGGAAAATACTATGGCTTGCAAAACAAGCTGCAAACTCTGCCCGCACTTGGTCATCAGTCAGGCGGTCACATTCGCCAACGACACACTGACCATCAACATCCCTGCCGGCGCATACCAGAACGGAGAAAAGTATTGCATCGTGGTTGCCCAGAGCTTGCCGGACACGACCACCATCAACGCCCCTGTGGTTATTACCATAGGTGCAGGCACGACCGCATACCCTCTGACCGACTGCACCTGCGCTCAGGCGACAGCCGAGAGCATCCACACCCGCACCCGCTACGCTACCCGTGTAGCAACGTCTGCGACCGGCACCGGCACGTTTAAGTATCTTGGCTGCTTCTGCCGCTCCCACGCCGGTGCGCCTGCGTCCATTTCTTGAGGAGGTATAGAATATTATGGGCAAGACTAATTTTCGCCGCATGATGATGCTCCGTGACCACGACAAAGACCGTGAGCCGGAACGTGACCGCCTTGAGGAAGAGCGTGACCGCAGGGAGCGTGATCTGGAACGCCGTCTGCGTAAGTTGGAGGACGGCAACGACCGTTATCCTTACTATCCGCAGGAGGAAAACCGCTACATCGACCCCTACCCTATCCCCCGCTACCCTGACGTAGAATACGGGCGCAAGATGCCGCAAATTGGCTTCTCGCGGAACGGTGACTGGGACAAGCACTCTGGGCAGTATGAGCGTGGCGGCGCGGACAGCCGCTCGATCAAGATGCCACGCCAGCACCTCACCCACGATGAAGCGGAGGGATGGTGTGACAGCATGGTAAATGCTGACGGCACGAAGGGCTGTCACTGGACGCTGGAACAGACACAGGACGTTGCCAAACAGCGCAATATCACCTGCGACCCGAACGATTTCTGGGCTGTTATGAACATGATGTACTCGGATTATTGTCAGGTCGCAAAGCGCCAGTCCGTTGACACTCCGGGCTTCTACGCTGACATGGCAAAGGCGTTCCTTGATGACACTGATGCTGTGGACGGCAAGGCGTATCTCTACTGGGATTGCATTGCTGATAAGTAAAACAGAACCCCTGTGTAGTCGTTAAAAACTACACAGGGGTTTGTGCTTTAGCAAGTTTCCATATCTCCGATTTTTTGCATGGTGCTTTTGAGATTTGGCACATCTGCTTCCGGTGTTTTGCGTTTGATGCCAATAATCGCTTGCGTGATTCCAGCTTTATTTAACTGGTTTACAGACTTACGGAATACAAAGTCAATGTTTATATTCGCCTTGATTGTTCCGTCATCTTCAAGATAGCAGTTTGGAATCCACACATTTTGATTGCTACCGTTGATTTTGAAACGTTTTGCTTTGTAGCAACCGTAGTCCTCTCTTACAATCAGCTCAACAGGAATACCCTTGTAATACTGCGTGTCAGTATTGTACTCTTCAGCCAGTTTTGCTTTACGTTTTGCTACCTCTGCGTTTATTTTGGCTTGTTCCTCTTTGCTTCTGTGCTTGTGTGGCTTGTATGTGCGCATTTTTCTCCTCTCACATAGATTATTCTTCTTTGGTGTAGTACAATTCCATATCTGCCTTGTACGCTTCGAGTTGCCTTTTGTTATCTACAAGCGTGTTAAAGCTAAATCCCGCTACAAAAGATACGGCGATGGACAAAATCAAGTGCGCTGCAACCCATTTACCAGCTAAGATAAAAGGAATCTGAACTGCTACAGCAAAGACATCGAACAAAAGAACGCAAATTCCACGCTTAACCATTTTCTGTAAACGGATAATGCTTCCTTCGTAAAATTCCTTCGACTTCATCATGCGTCAACCCTCCATAAATATCAGCTTTTATCGGACGAGTAATTTTTTAATATACAGCGTTTCAAATTTACACAGGATTCTTTTATTCCCAAAGCGTTGATTTTGACCTCATGTCAAACAAATCTTGCGGGGTAATTACAAGGCTCTTGTCGAGTTCTACCACACTGATAATGGAAAACTTGCCGGGGACTTCTCGCTCGATTTTCTTCTTTGCTTCTTCCTTGCTGTTTGCAAACAAGACGAACGGAGCTTGAAAGTGTCTGCATTTTTCGTCATCATCGTACTGGATTTTGACCCAATAGAAATTTTCCATATATCTCTCCTTTGTTGTTTTAATATTTTACAGGCGGTTCAGGCAACGGCATCCAATATGTAATGTTATGGGTTCTACCCTCATCATCCCGCCACTCTTTGAACTGCTCATCGTAATTTGCTATAACAATATCGAAGGCAGATTCATCGAATCCGATAACACGCGGGTCTGTATCCCCCGGAACACTATTCTTTGCACAAATCCACTGGCTTGATTTTGGCGCGTTTGATACATCGTAAGCGCAATATCCGATGCACTGCGGATTGCCGTACTTCTTCATGTAATCTTCATTTCCGATTCGAGCCGCACAAACCATGTGAACATTTTTCCAACCGACACGATCATCGTCTGTTGATTCGCTGTCGATAATAATATCTTCTGGGTCTAGTACTTTTCTTCCGATTTCAAGATTCCAGTTATTTGCAACATACCGTTTCATTTGCCATTCGTTCAGAAAAGTTTTTGCTTCTTTCATGGCATCTTCCAAAGAACCACGATGAGGTCTATAAACAATCATACGTCAATCCTCCAAGAAATCCTCCAGTTCAATCTTGCCCTCTGCCGCAGCAGCAGCCAGAGCGTACACATACTGTCCGATGGTCATTCCATGCCGTCTTGCTTCACGGTTGATGTACTTGCGTTCTTCCTCGCTCATAAGGATGGTAATGCGTTTAGAACGCTTGCCGTCACCGCTTGCAACGCCCTGATGCGATTCCGGCATCGGAATTTTTTTCTTTGTCAAGCCAGCTTCGGCTAGTGCACCGGGAACATCGCCTTGTTCGATAAGACGTTGAACTTCCTTTGCCCGTTTCAGCTTCTTTGGCTTACTTTCGCTTACTACGGCATTGTTTGGCTGTGTTTCGCTGTCTTTGGCTTGCTTCGGCTTAATACTACTTAATTCCGCTTCACTTGGCTGCGCATGGCCGTCTGCGGCATCACTGGGCTTAATCTGTGCTTGTTCGGCATTATTCGGCTTCGTTTGGCTTACTTCTTCTTCCTTTGGCTCACTTCGGCTTAATGTCTGCTCCGAAAAAACAGGCTGGAAGTCAAACCCGCCCAACAAGCCTGATGTTTTTTTGCTGGTTGACTTCATTTTTCTTCCTCCATTTTTGCGCCACATACTGGGCAAAAATTCCAAATCCACTTGTCGAAATCGCTTTCGGAAATCATACCACCACAATTACTGCATTTGATTGCTTGCTCTGCATGGCTGTTATCATAATCGTCCTGAATAATAAAAGTCAAACCATCTGGACGTTCCCATGTTGCTTTTGGCTGTAAATCTTGCACATCAGCATTTCTTAACGCTCTTAACCTTTCTAACGCATCTTCCAACGCTTGATTGTCGCCTTCTTCAAGAAGTCTGTTTCGATAATATTCCATCAAGGGAGCAACGTCTACAATCTTCTTACTCATTTTCTTCTCCTTTCACAACCATCTCTGCCAACGCCTTGAAATCCTCTGCGCTGGTGCTCTTTGCCGTATCACCGCTAAACAGGCTGTGCCGCTCTGCTTGCGCCTTACGAACGCCCATAGACGGTCTAATCTTCACATCAAGCAACTTTGTGCCCATACTCTGTGCAATCACAGGAAGCTGCTCTACAACCTCTTTGGACAGGTTCTCACGGCTCTTGTACTGGTTTAGAAGCAGACCTTCAATCTTCAAGGTCGGGTTGAAGTATCTGCGAACGTCACCAATGGTCTGCGAAAGCTGGCTCAATCCGGCAAGCGCATAGCGGTCTGCTGTGATGGGGACGATGATGCTGTTGGCGGCGATCAGTGCGTTCACAAGTGCAAGACCAAGCTGCGGAGGAGTGTCCAGCACAATGTAATCATACTGCTCAGACACGCTTTCAAGGGCTTCTCGCAGCCGGAAGTTCTTGCCAATGTCCCGGACAAGCTGTTCGTCAATGTCCTTCATTGCATTGTCGGACGGCAGAATGTCACCAGCTTCACAGTGCTGGATTCCTTCTTCCACCGTGCCCTGCCGGGTCATTACATCGAACAAAGTACACACGTCCTCTGTCTGTGCGCCGTAGGTGTCCGTTGCGTTGCACTGTGCATCGCAGTCCACCAGCAGAACTTTCTTGCCAAGCAACTGCAACGCACCAGCCAGACAGGTGCTTGTGGTGGTCTTTCCTGTGCCGCCCTTCTGGTTGGCGACAGCTATAATTTTTGCCATTTTATCACTCTTTCTTTATTTGCCGTTAAGCACTTCAATGGAATAAAACGCTGGCATATACTTGTCTACGATACCCGCTTTGTCTACGCTTCTAATCAGATAGCCAACAGGTCTGTCGGGAAACGGCGTTCTGCTCAAGGACAAGATGTCCTTATACGCAGCCTTTACCGTGTCGTAAACCGCTTCTCTGCGTCTCGGCAGCTTGATTTCAGGATGCTCTTTCTTCATCCACTTCTCAACCACTTTTGCCACGTCAATGCAGTCTTGCTTTTCCAACTCGTCACACACAGACCAGTCAAAATCCTCGTATCCGCTTCTGCGTGGCTTTCTGGCAGCTTTTTGAGGTTCGGTAGATACTTCGCTTGCCTGAGCTTCAATCAACGTCTCAGATGCTTTAATTTTGGGCTTGAACTTGACTGCCACAGCCTTTCGCGCCACAAGAACTGGTTCATAGGTCACCACGATGTCAGACATAGCATTGATTTCATCTACTGCAACATCAAGCACTCGTTTGCGAAGGTTCTTGTAAACATCGTAGCTTGCTTCCATCGCACCGAGCTGTTCTCTCAGCTTTTTCAGACTGATTTCATGCGGCTTGCTATCCATGTTCAACCAGTCCCGAAGAATCGAATAAAGCAAAATGCTGTATTGAGACTTCATTCTTGACGTGTAACGCAGCCGATACCGAACATAGCCGCTTTCAGCAATGTCAAAGAAAATAGGGCGAAGGTCAGGGTTGCAAGTGATTGCCACAACATAAGACCTTGTTTCCGGCACATAGTCCAGTTTTGCCCTTGTGAAAAGGACAAAGCTCTCAAACGTTCCCTTCTCTTTGTCAATGGGAATCGACACAGTGTTGCCCAAAAAGTGCTTAATCTGCGGCTCAATCCTTCGTGCATCAAGGCTTTTTAACCCCAGCAGGTCTCTGTACTCTGCCAAAGTGAACTCCACACGGCTGCTGTTTGGGTCTCTCGGATTTATTCTTGACAAGTAAACCTCTAGCAGCCGAAGCTCGCCTGCTGTGTAGTCCCTAAACTTTGCCCACACAAGGGATTTGCTTTTCTCGACAAGGTTATTGTCTGATATTTTTGGCATCTGCTCACTTCCTTTAATGGTCTGAAAACAGTATATCACAAGTAGGGGGACGTGTCAACAATTTTCGTCCCCCGTGACTTGTCTTTTTGTCCCCCATAGGGTCGTCAAAACGTCCCCCATGACTTGTCAAAACGTCCCCCATGCTTTGTCATTTCGTCCCCCATCTACCTATTATATATTAAACAAGAAATAAACAAGAGGTTAAATATCATCGTTAAATAGGCGATGACGATAATTTTCAACAATTTCTTTCTTTTTCCATTCCAGCTTGTGGATAACTCAACCTTCAATTTTCTAAATAAAGTCTTTCCTACAATTATTAGTCTTATCTAACGTGTACAAAATGTGGATGAAAAACTTTTAAGCCGATGTTATGGGGGGACGGATTGACGAACCGATTAAATGCAAGCTGCGTATTATCGCTACTACGTTATTTATTCCGCGCAAATATTGTCGATTCATAGCCTATGGGGGACAAATTGACAAGGCGAAGGTATACCCAATCTGCATGAAACGTGTACAAAAAGTGGATAAACGTGGATAAAATGTTCTTCAAAAACTGCGATAATTCGACAATCAGCCAGTTATATTATTTGGATTCACGGTATAAGAATCGTTGGACTTCATAGCAGCTTCCGTTCCAGCGTCCTGCGCCTGATAGAGAATTTCCATCTTCGGGGCGGCTCCATTCGGGTCTGGGTCTGTTCCGGTAGCTTGCGCTATCTCGTAGTTGCCCGATACCATCCGGCAAACAGAGACCCTGTCCTTCAACGGTGTGTGGAGGTTTGCCAGAACCTCCGTCAGCACACCCATATGGTCTGAGCCGTGATCTCCGTACCGGATATACAACAAGGCATCTATCTCATAGGAAGAACATTCCATCATAGCATCTATGAGAATCTGCCGCTTCTCCAGACCAGGAAGGTCATCTTCCAAATGCTCCAGCAGCCCCGGGTAAATGCAAGCGTCCATGTATCGAGCCGCCGATACACCACAGCAGGTAAACCAGCGCATAGCCGTTGGCAGGGAAATAGCTGCCAGGCCTTGCTCCCAATTGGCGACCGTGCCACGATTTATGCCCATCCGTGCCGCCAGCTTCTGCTGGCTTAGACCAGAGTGCATCCGTGCCATCTCTAATGCTTTGGCCGTTCTTACTAAATATTCATCCATAAATTCACGCCCTTTCAACAAAATTCTGCAAAACTGCCGGATTCGACAAGCCAAAAAATGGAAAAAGCTGCTATGGAGAACCAACAGCAGCCTGTGTTATAACTATATTGTCAAAAAATTCCAAATAGAAAGGAAACACAAAATGAAAGAAACTGCAATCTGGAACCATGAACGTATGCCAATCATCGACGGAATGCCCGCCAGCATTACCGATGGGCAGCCACACATACCTGAACCATGGGAGGAAAGCTAATGAACCGAACTGTAGATGCTCTGATTGTCCCATACGCCCGCAGACGGACGCTGGAGCTTGTCCTGAGCCTTTCTGGGTACGAAGCTGATAAAGATGCTTACCTCGAAGCAAAAGGCATCCTGGAACGTGCCGTAGCCGCCTTAGACGATGGACGCGACCCGGCAGATAACATCGAACGCATTGACGGACAGCTTGTGGAACTGTGAAAGGAGAAGAAGATGGACTTTACGAACGGATTCTATAAAACCGAAAACCCTGTTGTTCTTGAAGAAGTGAAAACCTTCCTTCAGTCAATGGAACGGCGTGGAGCAACCGTAAAAGACTTGGACGATGCCATTGTGCAGCTAAACAATGTTTCGCACAGCATCAGCACAAACGCTCTCGTCAAAGCAGATGTGCTGGACGATTTACCGAATAACCCCTTTCGTTCCATGCTCAACGGAATGTTACAAAGCAAAGGGTAACTTAAACTTAATGTGGCTCTTAATCATTGTCATTGCGATTTTTGGCTTCCCTGATACAAAGTAATGGATGCGAAGAAAATATTCGATTTTTACGAAGTTGTTGAAAATGCATTGACTTTACAACTAGAAGATGTATAATCGTATCAAATGAACATTCATTTTTACTGATCGGGAGGATATGCCACAATGAGTGAACAGGAAAGAGCCAAGATTGACCGATTTATTGCATGGCTGCTGGAACATCCTGATAAGATTCCGGCAGCGGAGCAAGCCTTAGACCTAGAATAACAGAAAACCCCTTGCGCAGAGCTACACCAGCCCGGCACAAGGGGTTTTTATTTTACCGGGTCAGAACCATTTCTTCTTTCGGTTTCTACGGTAACGATATTTTCTGCTGTTGCCATATAGTACACGGTCATTGCCTTTTAATAAGGCCTGCATGAACCAGAAGCAAAAGGCACCGCCGCACAACAAGTAATACATTGGCTTACCTCACATCTTCTCGATCAGGTTCATCAGCGCTTCACGCTGCGCTGTCGGCATAGATTCAAGCTTTTTTCTAATCCGTTCCACTGCTGCATCGACTTCACTTTGCGGCTGCTGGGACGGATTTTCTTTTTGTTTGCCAGTGAGTTCCTCAACCGTAACGCCAAGCGCGTTGGCTACTGGCAAAAGCATTTCATCTGGAAAATCCCTGTCGGTAGTCAGCATTTGAGAGATATAACCTCTGCTTTTTCCGATTTCTCTGCACACAAAGGATATATTTACACCCTTGTCGGCAGCGATTCTTTTGGCTCGCTCCACATTGCGCATAGAAAAAGACCTCTCTTTTTGTGCAAATAGCCAAATGTTCACAGAATTGAAGATTGACTATTGAAAAATAGCCACTTGGCTAGTATAATATGAAGCACAGGGCAAACAAAAACCAAGACCCCTGACAAATCTATCAGGAAGTCGCTGGAAAATGTTCACTTTGTACCTCGCAACTACATAGTAGCATATTTTCTAGTAAAATGCAAGCCCAGAAAGGAGAATGGCTAGTGAATCTTTCTAAAATCGACGAGTTTCGCAAGTTACATGGTCTGTCTCGTACTGACTTGGAAGTGGCTGCTGGTTTAAGCAACGGCGCACTGGGCAAGTGGGAACGCTCCGCAAATGGGCCGAGCATTCGACAGCTTGTGAAAGTCGCTGATTACTTCCGCGTGTCGGTGGACGCTCTTCTTGTAAGAGATAAGCAGTAAATCATAAGAAAGGGTTAAAAATGAACGACATTATCTTATCTATGCAGAATGGCGAGCCTGTGGTTTCCAGCCGTCAGATTGCAGAGAGCTTCGAGAAACGTCATGACCATGTGATGCGTGACATCGAAGATATTATGAAGGGTCTCCCCAAAAATGGGGACACCCACATGTTCTTCAAAACCGAGTACACCCACGAGCAGAACGGCCAGAGCTACCCCATGTATCTAATGAACCGTGACGGTTTCACCTTGCTGGCTATGGGGTTTACCGGAAAGGCGGCTCTTGAGTGGAAGCTCAAGTACATTGCAGCGTTCAACGAAATGGAGAAGAAGCTTACCGAACAGCCACAGCTCACCCGCTCGCAGCTCCTTGCAACTGCGCTGATCGCAGCGCACGAAGAACTGGAAGAAAAGGACAAACGGATTGCAGAGCTGACACCGGATGCAGAGTTTGCTCGTGCCGTGTGCATTGCAGACAACTGCCGGACAGCCACCAGCATCGCAAAGGACTACGGTTTGACTGCTGAAAAGCTGAACAAGCTGCTTTACAGCCAGCGAGTCCAGTACAAAGACAGCGATGGTCAGTGGGTGCTGTACAAACCCTATCAGGGTAAGGGCTACACCAAGAACCGTAAGGGCAAGGCCATTCAGCGCTCTAACGGTAAGACTTACATTCCAAACACGACGGTCTGGACGGTCGAGGGCGAAAAGCTCATCCATGAGCAGCTCAAGAAGCTGGGCATCACGCCGAGAATCGAGACCAGGGCTGTTGTAGAGCAGCAGGATTTCGGTGGATGGGAGGACTGATCATGGAACAGATTTTGACATTGAAGGTAGACCTTGAGCACCCGGACGATGCTCATTACGCCATTGACAAAGCTGCGGAAGCCTACGAAGAAAGCAAAAAGCACTGGGACGCTTTTGAACTCAACGAAGCCAAAAGCATGGCACAAGAAATTTTGTATAAGCTGTGCGACGATGGTTGCAGCATGATCTGGACGATCACTGATGGCGCTGCCGGGCTGACGATCTGGAACGATATCAACGGGCCAAGCGTTGGTCAGTGCTATATGACCGAAGAAGGGCTATATGATATCTGGGTCGAAAGGCTGGTTGCGCTGTGCATTGCCACAGGTCGGGAAGTCCCGAAGTTCATCACAGACAAGGCTGGTGAGTGTTGGTGACGAATTTTCGCAGGGCGCAAAGCCGCAAACGCAGAATGAAGCTGGCAATGGCTGCTGGCGTGTCCCGAAACGATGCCAACAAGGTGCTGTGGATGGAGAAGTCCATCAACCAGTGCTTTGAACGTCACAATCGGGAAGCCAGACTGAAAGAGGAGACGCAGCGTGGAAGAAAAGTACTGTGAGCGCTGCGGTGTCTTTCTTGGCCTTGTAAATCCGTGCAAGAAATACTGTGAAGAATGTAAAATCATTGTTCGCAGAGAACGGCAGGCTCTTATAAAGAAAGGAATCAAGGCTAAGCCGGAACCGGCTTTATGCGCTTGGTGCAAGAAGCCAATGGTTCGGAAGGTCTGGTCTCAGAAGTATCACCCTGAATGCGCAGCAGATGCAAATAAGGCTTTGACCAAAAAGTACAAAGCCAAAAAGCAAAAAGAGCTGAATGAGCTAAAAGCATCTGGTGAGTTCAAAATTACTTGGGATGTGCAGGAGCCAGAATGTGAGAGACCTCAAAAGCACGAGCCTCCAAAGTATACCGTGCGACAGATGAACGATGCCGCAAAACGATACGGCATGAGTTACGGCCATTACAGTACTTTACTTGCACAGGGAAAGGTGAAGGCTCCTGATGAACGGTAAATACTACGGCCAGCGGGAAATCCGCTGGCATAGCCGGGAGAAAGACCGGCTAGAACGCATCGAGAAAGAAAGAGTGAGCAAAAATGAAAAAAATCAAGGTAAGAATCACATTCACCGAAGCAGTTCTCGGCACATGGCCTAGCAATCAGAACATTGCACGCGAGTTCATCGCCAGCAAGTCCCCGGATGCAAATACCATCGAGGACGAGGTTGCTGCTCTTGGCGCTGATGCTGTGGCAGATAAGGGCATGACCGTGTTCCCTCGCAACGAAAACGGCGAACCCATCTTGTATGACTACCAAATCAAGGGATTCTTTAAGGATTCCTGCGGTATGCTGGGTCGTATCGGCGGCAAGACCGAAACTGGCAAGAAGAAGGCCGTGAACGAAAGCGGCAAGCTGACGGCCTACAAGAAGGCCATTGATGGGTTGATTTTCGTTCAGCCCCGCATGATTCCCATTCATGTGAACGGCGAGATTACCGAGTGCCAGCGCCCGCTCCGCGCACAGACAGCGCAGGGCGAGCGCGTCAGTCTTGCCAACAGCGAGCAGATTCCCGCTGGTTCGACCTGCGAGTTTGAAATCGTTCTTCTGGACGATTCTCACGAGAAGGTCGTGCGTGAATGGCTGGACTACGGCGCTCTGCGTGGCATCGGCCAGTGGAGAAACAGCGGCAAGGGGCGATATACCTACGAAATCCTCAATTAACCGCTATGGCGGGGTAGGGCTGTGCTGCACTCGGCGTGGAACGGCAACGGCATAGCGACGATTGGCTCAGAAATGCTAAGGCAATGCTTGAAGACGAAGCGACTTGAGCGGCAACGGCGATGCGCTGATTTGACGAGACCTGCAAAGGAATGGCGAAGCAAGGATCAGACGAGCAATGGAATTGCATTGAACCGACATGAGCGGCGCAGCAAAGGCTATGGATGCAAGGCGTAGCTTTGATAAGCAAAGGCGGAGCGGAGTATAGAAACGCAAAGGCAACGGAAAAGAATAGAAACAATAGGCTAAGGCATTGAGTAGCTAGGAGCAGAACAGCAACGGCAAAAATGAAAGGAGACAAGATGAAAGCATTTATTGAAGTTGCCCTGATGTGGGGCATAGCACTGGCAGTGGTTTTGGCGGTATTTCTGCTGAACCTCTGGTTGGTGCATCACATCGGAATTCTGGTAGGTGCATCAGCTACCCGTGGAATCATTACGGCATCTGTGGCAATGGCTACGGCATGGATACTTAGTTTTGGAGGTAATAAGAATGAAAAGCCTGAAAGCTAATGTCCTTTGTACGCTTGGAATCGCGTTAGCGATCTTTTCAGTAGGATGTGGCGATGCAATCCAGAAAAGTCAGAGCACAGTAGCAATGTTTGGATACGTTTTCCTTTCGTGTAGCTTCCTCGCCGCAGCACTCATCTTGTGCGCCATTGGGGTCAGCTCTGAAAATGAACGTATCGAACGGGAAAATCGCAAAGTAAAACGCATTCCTCATCACACCAACGAGTGGAGGGATGCACGATGAAATGCCCGATGTGCGGTAGTGACAACATCACAACGGTTGATAGCCGATCAGACTATGACAGCATCGCTCGACGCAAGAAGTGCCTTGTATGTAATTACCGGTGGTCTACCATCGAAATCGACAAAGACCAGTGGCACAGTGCGTTGCAAATCAAAGAACAGCGCAAGAGAGGGAAGTCGAAAAATGATTAACCTTGACAGATTCGGTGGCGTGACAGAGCCGGATGATGGCGTGTATTTCCTAACCCGTGAGCAGGAAGCAGAAGCCAAAGAAGCTGACCGGCTGGCAGCGATCGAGGACTTACAGTCTGAGATTGAGGACAGGGAAGCAGAGCTGAAAGACCTCCGTGCGCAGTTGGCAGACCTGATGGCTGGCTGATTTTGTACAGCCAAGTTAAGCCGAAGTAATAACAATAAAGCCTAATGAAGCCGAAGAAAGGAAAGAAAAATGGCAGTATTAGTAATGGTCTATGGTCATTCCGGCAGCGGAAAGTCCGCTTCGCTTCGGAACTTTGACCCGGAACAGGTGGCGGTTATCAACGTGCTTGGCAAGCCGCTTCCGTTCCGTAGCAGCATGAAAACCTATATCACCAACGACTACGGCAAGATTGATGCCGCAATCCACAGCACCAAGCGTAAGTCCATCGTCATTGACGATGCCACCTACCTTATGACCGGCGAGTTCATGCGGAATGCAAAAGTCGCCGGATACCAGAAGTACACCGACATGGCAGCCAACTTCAATGCCTTGCTGATGCGGGCGAAGGAGCTGCCGGATGATGTGATTGTCTACTTTTTCGGACACAGCGATAAAGGCGAAGACGACAAAGAAAAATTCAAAACCATTGGAAAAATGTTGGACGAAAAAGTCTGTGTGGAGGGGTACTTCACCATCGTTCTGAAAACCGTTGTGCAGGATGGGCGATACCTGTTCAGCACCCGCAACGATGGGATGGACACCGTGAAAACCCCTCTGGGGATGTTCAACGATGCGCTGATTGAGAACGACCTCGCCGCCGTAGACAAGACCATCCGTGAGTATTACAACATCCCGGTTCAGCCGGATAACAAAGGAGAGTAACAGATGAAGAACATCAACTGGAATGACGTACAGGAAGCCACCAAACGCCGTGACTTGCCTGTTGGCGGCTATATTGCCGGTATCTGCAAGGCAATGGACGAGCCTGCAAAAGAACGCCTGAACATCGAGTGGGAAGTCGCAGAGGGCGAGTTCAAGGGATACTGGCGTGAGCAGACCGCTTCCCTTATTGAGCGTGGCAAGCTGAATCCGGGCGAATGGGCATGGGGTGGCAAGACCATCAAGAGCTACAAGGAAAAGGCACTGCCGTTCTTCAAGGGCTTTATCACCGCTGTTGAGCAGTCCAATCCCGGCTACAAGTTCAACAACGATGAAAAGACCCTGCGTGGCAAGCTGGTCGGCGTGGTTCTCCGCGAGGAAGAGTACATGGGCAACGATGGGAACATCAAAACGAAGCTTGTCGTTGACCGTTTCACCAGCGTGGACAAGATTCGTTCCGGTGACTATGAGGTCAGACCGAAGAAAACGCTGGCTGGTGGGTCTGGTTCTTCGCCTGATACCGGCGACTTTGCCGTAATTCAGGACAGTGAAGATTTGCCATTCTAAAATAACGCATCAACGTAAATTTCAGAAAGAGTGATAAGATGAGAAAAGAAATCGAAATCAATGTTAAGCACATGGTTTCACCTGATGCAACAAGTTGTGCATACGGAGAGGATGTTGATGGATATGTAATGGCTTGCCATTATCACGTCCGAAGAAACAGAACACACGGAAGAAAGGCTCCTATGGAATTTGACCTTCCTAAATGTCTTTTGTTTGAGTGCTGGCTTGATAAGCCGTTTCATAAATGCGAAGCCTGTAAACAAGCTTGCAAAGACAAAACGGACTGACCGCCTACCTTATATAAGAGCTGTGCTATCTGGCTATACGGGCGTGCAAAGGAGGTGATTGAGTGGCACAGGACGATAAAAAGTCATTTGTGGCGTATTTGAGCTGGTTCGATGCGCTGGAAGAATACTCCGACGCAGAGGTTGGGCAGTTGATGCGAGCTCTTGCACGGTATGCAAAAACCGGAGAAGAGCCCGAATTTTCAGACCGCGGGATGCGGGGCAACTGGAAATTTATGTGCAGCGACGTAAAACGGGCGTCTGAAAAATGGGATGAAACCCGCAAGAAACGCAGCAACGCCGGAAAACGCGGTATGGCAAAGCGCTGGGGAAAGCCTGAAGACATAACAAAAATAACAAACGATAACAATGTTAATGACGACATAACAAAAATAACTGTAGATGTAGATGTAAATGGAGACGTAGATGGGGATGTAGATGTTGTAAAGCGCGATAACACCGCCGCTGTTGATATGGAGTTATCAAAAATCGTTCAGCATTACCAGCGGGCTATCGGTGACTTCCCGCGTTCGGCACTGGAAAAACTGCAAAAATGGCGGCAGGAGTACAGCACGGAGATGATTTTGCTGGCGATCGACAAGGCCGCAGAAGCTGGCAAGCGGTCATGGAATTACATCAACGGCATCCTGTCTGGCTGGCAGCGGGACGGGATACGCACCCCGGGGGACGTGGCAGCGAATGAGCAGCGCCGACAAGAGCAGCCTCGCGGGAAGCAAGCCACAGAAAGCACCGCAGAAGCATACGCAAATATTTTCAAGGGGGTGAAACCGTGACAGTGGAGATGATGACAAAGCTCCTTGCGGACGCTGAGGCTTATTTTGGACGGCCTCAGACCACAGAGAACCGCGCAAGTATCGCGGAGATCTGGGCGAACTCATCGCTCAAGGATGTGCCGGATGAGGTGGCCTATAAGACATTCCACGAGGTGATTTCGGAGTGCAGCTGGCAGAGCCAGCTTCTCCCGGCGTGGAAAAAGGCCGTCGAAAAGGCCCAGGGTGAGCAGATACTGGAGAAGCACTGCCTTGCTGCCCGCACCCGGATGCTCAAGTCCAGGAAAGAAAGAAAGCTTCTTGGGCAGGCAAACCAGAACGGAGGACGAAATGCCTAGATACAAAGTCATCGTAGAGTGCAGCGGCCCGCACGGGAACGCGGCGCTTACATACCGCATCAACGCCGCGAGTCAGTTTGCGGCAGAGTTCAGGGCCTGCCAGCTGGCGGGCGACAATTACCCCGAGTATCGGGACATCAAACCGGTGAGGACGGAGGTGCTGAAAAATGGATGAAGTGAGGTTGATTAACGCAAATGCGCTTTGCCAGCATATCCAAGACTGGAAAACCAGATGCCAAGTGCTGGATGTCATTAACGAGGCGCCCACCGTTGACCCGGAAAGCCTGCCGCCGTACTGGCGTAAGACGGCAGAGAATCCGACAACAAGGGAGGAGATTGAAAAATGAGTGAATTTATCGACCGTGAAAAAGCCATTGCAAACATCAAAGCGGCATATTGCTGTGGCTGCGAACATTACAACGGCGTAAGATGCCGCGCGTGTCAGATTATGGACGCGATGGATGTGCTGGAAGACGAACCGGCAGTGCCTGTGATTGACGCGAAATCTATGAAAAAGTACCTGACCGACTGGAAAGACGGGCTGGACGGGAGCGGAAATTGGGGGTACTCGTACGCAATCAGGGCAGAGCAAACGGTTCAGGTGCTGGATACCATACTGAACCACATTGGTTACATGCTCAATGGTGACAGCGGGGTGCAGACTGATGGTAAAACTTGAACCCTGTAAAGACTGCCCCGACCGGCACCCGGTATGCCACGACAGCTTCCTCAAGTACGCCGAGTTCAAGCGCCAACGCGGCGCAGAAGCCGCTTACACCCGAGAGATGCTGGACACAGGCAAGGTCTACCACTACGACCACGAGGACCGCCACCGGGAGCGGGGCCGCAAAAAGTACATGGGAGCGAACGGAGGAGCGGACAGATGAAAGTGCTTATCGCCTGCGAGGAATCGCAGGAAGTATGCAAGGCATTTCGGGCAAAAGGTCACGAAGCCTACTCCTGCGATATTCAGGAGCCGTCCGGCGGACATCCTGAGTGGCATATTCTCGGTGACTGCCTAAAGGCTATTGAGGGGGGGCAGGTCGTGACCATGGATGGAATCGCGCATAATGTGCCCCGCTGGGATATGATTATCGCATTTGTCCCCTGCACAAAGACGAGCAACGCGGGAGCAAGACACCTGTACAAGGGAGGAAAGCTCAATCTTTCCAGGTATTATGAGGGATTGTGCGGCAAGGCGCTTTTTCTTGCCGTGTGGGCGGCAGATTGCGAAAAAGTGGTGATTGAGAATCCTACCCCCAGCAAGATTTTTGATTACCCAAAGCCTACGCAGGCAATCCAGCCCTACGAGTACGGACATCCTTACAGCAAGAAAACGCTACTGTGGGAACGCGGTGTACCGCCGCTGCACCCGACAAACATCGTAGAACCTACCGCGACATGGTGCCCGTCTGGTTCCTACTCGCACAAGCATAGTGAACAGCACAAGGGCATGTTTACCACTGACCGCGCAAAGAGCCGTGCAAAAACTTTTCCGGGCGTTGCAAAAGCTATGGCAGATACTTGGGGGTGAATTGGAATGATTACCTGTTGTCTCAACTGCACATCACGCCACCAAGCTTGCCACGACACTTGCGAGAAGTACAAGGCAGAGAAGAAAGACTTCGAGGAGCGCAAGGCATTCGTGTATGAGCTGAACCACAGCCAGAGCGTGTACCACCGTGATTATGAGGACAAGCACCGGGAACGTAACAAGAAGCGTTTTCTCGGGAGTGAATTTAGAGGTGAACAAGGATGAGCAAGGCAGTGCTTATTAGCATCAGACCTGACTGGTGCAAGAAGATTCTCCGCCGTGAGAAGACCGTTGAGGTGCGTAAGACCAGACCGAAGCTGGAAACTCCGTTCAAGGTTTATATCTACTGCACGAAAACCGCTGAAGGATGGTTACGGACTGCTCCTGTTCAAGGTTTGCAGCGAATGGATGGTTTGGTTATTGGTGAATTCATCTGCTACGAGATAGACACTATTCGGCGGATGGGAATCGACAATAATTTTGATTATTGCTATCTATCTCTCAACGAATTCGGAAACGATGACATAGCGATAGAGATACGGGATATCAAAAAATCCCGCATTCCAAAGTCCGAACTGAACTCCTATGCAAAATCTGCGCCAGAGCTGTTTGCATGGCATATCTCTGACATGAAGGTTTACGATGCGCCCAGAAGCCTTGACGAGTTTTCGAGATTTGGTTTTTGGGGAATAAACGGAACCGGAGTTTGCGGAAATTATTGTTGCGAAAATTACGAACCGCCCGACAGTTGTATGACACCTCCGACTTGCAAAATCAACGGATGTTCCGTTTACCGCCCGCCTCAAAGCTGGTGCTATGTCGAGGATTTTTGCGAATGAACACCGGCAAGCAGTTTGAAGCAGACTTCAAAGCATCCGTTCCATCCGATGCGTGGTGCTACCGCCTGAAGGACAGTGCTGCCACCTACTACGGTGGCAACGAGAACCTGTCTTTTTCCATCGACAACATCTGCGACTTCCTTGTGTACCGATACCCGATGAACCACCTGTTTGAGCTGAAAACCATTGAAACGCCCTCTATCCCTCTGGAAAAGGTGTTCGGCAAGTACGACAAGGCAAAGTGCAAATACCGCAAGGAAAAGCACATCACAAACATGGTGGAAGCGATGGGGTACAGCGGTCAGACCGCCCATGTGATAGTCAATTACAGGGCGGTCAACCGCACCTTTGCAATCCCTGCCAGCAAGGTTCTGGCGTTCCGATACAACGAGAGCCGAAAGAGCATCCCTTGGCAGTGGGCAGAGCAAGAGGGGATAGAGGTCAAAGCAAAAAGGCTGCGTGTCCATTGGAGGTATGACGTGGATGCACTGCTAAAGAGATTGGAGGAAGAACATGAGCATGAAATGTAACCGCTGTGGAGAAGTGTTTAATCCTGAACCGCCCGATGAGATGGGGAGGCATAAGCCCAATGCCGTGATTCTGGTTGACAAAAACGTGCATGACGCATGGGACTGCTGGAGTTGCGATTGCTATGATGAACCGTTTCTTTGCCCCTCTTGCATGGCTGCACTCAACGACTGGCTAAAAGGAGAAAAAAGTGAGTAAGAAAATTTCAGACATTTTGCCAAAGACGGAAATCTTGGCGCAGTTAGCAGAAGAAGCGTCCGAACTGGCACAGGCTGCGTTGAAGCTGCGCCGTGCGTTGGATGGTGCGAACCCGACACCGAAGAGCGTTGCGGAGTGTGAAGAAAATCTGCTAGAGGAACTAGCAGACATTAAAGTTGCGTTTACGGTCTATTTGTCTGATTCAAAACCATGTATCAAGGCAAGGGTTTCGGAGGAAATCTACAAAACCGCCGAGATAAAGCTCGACCGTTGGCTCTCTCGACTTGAAGCAAAGGAGCAGCCAGATGAATAAATTCGGGAACTGCCCTCTGTGCGGCAAACAGGTCAAGCCGACCAACCTCCGCAAAATAGCACGGCAGAACCAGTTGTACGGATTCCGAATGGCTCTGGATGGCATCTCCGCCACATGGGGCGCACTGATTCAGAACCTTCGGTGCGATGCAGACCTGACCGATGAACAGGTGCAGAAAATCATCCGCATTGGCGACAGGTACTGGGAAATGGTTGGGCAGTTCGAAAACGAGGACATGACACCTGACGAGTTTGCGGATTACATCACCGCAAAGTCAGAACAGGTCGAAAAAGAGCTGAGAGAAAGGTGGAGCTAATGGACAAGGAACAGTTTGCAATCGCACGATTGCAGGACACCACAAGGCTGTCAGAGCATCGGTACGATTTGATGGAGGATAACAATGTTTGAATTTGTAACTCGCTGGCTGGTCTGCTTAGCCCTGCTGGCGGTTGTGGTTCAGTCCGAACGGACAATCAAGGACATGGCGAGCAGCCTGTTTGAGGAACATCAGGCAATGCTTGTCTGGCTGTTTATCAACGTGTGTCTGGTCGTTTGTACGGCTGTTGTGATGGGGTGGAGGTAAGTATGGAAATTCGTGGAGAGCATAGCAAGAAGAGAGTTCGTTTTGATTCGCTAAAAGAAGGAGAGCCGTTTTACTACAACGGCGAACTTCTTATGAAGACAAGCGAGGTTACTTACAATTCCGGCTTTTACGGTGGCACTACATATAACTGTGTGTCGCTCCGTCACGGTAGGATTATGGAATGCCATGATGATACAATGGTCGGCATTGCAAGGGTTCATATCGAAAAGGAGTACTGATGAACAACGAACTTTACTGTCCAATGAAGATGACCAGCAATCCGCTTGGTCGGTGCGTATGCGAGAAAGAAAAGTGCGCTTGGTGGCGGCAGTTGGACAACTGCTGCTCCGTCTGGTGGATTGCAACCGAGCTGGATAAAATCGAAACGAAAATGAAGAGGTGAGAGTATGAACGAGTGGATTAGCATTAGAGACGGTTTGCCGATTGATTATCAGTCTGTTCTTATTTGGAATGGATGCTCGGGTTTCATTGCGCACCGTGAACCCGGCGCACCTGATAACGAATTTGTTGACGACTACAATGACGAGTTCGTATACGCAGGATGGTGGAAGAAACTGCCGACCGCTCCAAAGGAGGTCTGACACATGGCAACACCCCCGAAGCGTGGTCGTGGCAGACCGCCGCTGACCGAAGCGGAAAAGAAAAAGCGTGAGAAGCGAGCGAAAAAGGCGAAAGAAGAAGCCGCCGCGAAGCGTGAGAAAGAGCGAGAAAAGAAGAAACAACAGATGCTTAACAAACGGAAATCTATCCGCTCACAGGTGAGTAAAAAGGTGAAAGAACAGCAGGAGTTAGCAATCACGAGGTCTAAGATGCTGAACACAGGGGATTTGCAGTCAAGAATCGGCGATGAAGAGGACAAGAAAGTTGTCGGCATGATTGCGGCAAAGTATTTTGGCGAACTTCCGAGTGTGGACATGAACAACCCGATTGAAGTTCAGCAGCGTCTTGACTTCTTCTTTGACGCTTGTATCGACGCCAGAATCTCCCCTGTGGTGGAATGGATTGCACTGGTGCTGGGCATCGAATGGGTGAGCCTGAAGCAGATTATGGCAGGCAAGCGCCGTGACGACAGCTTGCAGCAGAAATACATTCTGAAGCTAATTCTGCAAATGCAGTCCATGTGGGCATACAACGGTATGTACGGTCAGGAGAACCCGGCAGAGTGGATTTTCCGAGCCAAGAACTACTTTGGTATGCGTGACAACGTGGAAGTCACCGTTGCCCCGCCGGAACAGCCGTTGGGCGATGCCCAAAGCGTAGAGCAGCTTGCCCAGAAGTATCAGACGACTTTGCCGAAGGAGATTGACGTGGAGTACAGAGAGGTGGACGACTAATGCAAACTGACAGAGGAATCTACCACAAGCGAGTGTGCGACCGCTGCGGAGCGGTTCTAGGCGGTAGAATGATGAACCCTGACGAATACTTCAAGGACTGGGCGTGGCGCAGGGACACAGGCGACCTTTGCCCTGAGTGCTATGAGGAGTACAAGCGAGTGATCAGGCGGTTCAATGCCAACAGAAAGAGAAAGAGAGGGCAGAGATTATGAAAAAGTGCGCTCTTTATAGATGCAAACAGTGCTTTGCGACCATGGCGGACGAAAGCGATGTCAGAATCGACAAAGACATTGTTGATTGGATGTTTGAAAACGAAATGGAAGAAAGTAAAATTGGGTTTATCGCAAAATTCAAAATAAGCGATAAAGTTCTCATTCATCGTTGCGCCAATAACACTGTTGGCTTATGCGAGTTTATCGGATGGAAGGAGATAGAGGAATGAACTTCTACTGCACCACCGAACACTGCTCTTGCATGGGCATCAAGCAGTTCTCCGCTGGCAAGGCTATCCGATGCACAGCAGAATCCTGTAAGAACAAATCCGAGCCGTCCTGTGGCTCTTGCAAATGGTACGCAGAGCCGGAGGGAGTGTGCGTGAACGACCAGTCAGAACACGTTGCAGACTTCGTGTGGGATGAACGTGGATGCAAGGAATGGGAGAAGAAAGATGAAACGTCAGCAGACCTATAAAGGACTTATTGGCAAGGGCTGGTACGACCAAAGCGAATTTAGCCACAGATACGCTTGCTGGGCAAATCATCGCAACAACTGGGCTATCCGCAAAGCTGACAACCGCAAGCTGGCAAAGGCAAGATTGAAGCAGATTGAACGTCAGCAAATCAGAAAGGAGCTAGACGAATATGAGCTATGATATTTCACTTTGCGACCCTGTAACGCATGAAACCCTTAAAGCGGGTAGCGCACATTTTATCTCAGGCGGTATGAGAGCCATCGGCGGAACAAGGGAACTGTGGCTTAACATCACATGGAACTATGCGGACTTTTACTACCGTAAAGATGTGTTTGGAGAAAACGGCATCCGCTCCATCTACGGCAAAACAGGCGCAGAGAGCATCCCGATGCTGGAAAAGGCGATTGCCGCTTTGGGTGATGATGTTGACGAAAGCAACTACTGGAACGCCACAGAAGGCAATGCAAAACGTGCGCTGTACGGATTGTTGGCATTTGCAAAGATGCGGCCTGACGGTGTATGGGACGGAGATTGAAGGGAGAAAGGGCAATGGATAATTATCCAGAATTCCTTGAACGAAACACACTTATTGAAAGAATCAAAAAAGCATATTGCGATGGCTGCGAGAATTACAATGGAGTTAGATGCTGTGCTTGCGGTATTGGCAATGCCATTTTGACGTTGTGGAAGATGCCCCCGACAGCCTTAGAGCGTACCGCTGAATGGATTGTACAGGACGATACGTTCACAAGATTCGAGTGTAGCAGATGCCACACAAAAAATCATCACACACGTTGGGACTATTGTCCCTCTTGTGGAGCGAAAATGGAGAACGCACATGGCTAACACCCTTTGGCATCCAGCAAGCGAACCACCACGAGAGCGAACGAATCCTTTGTTGCTTGCGACTAAGACAACGTGGCATGATAAAGATGGAAAAATGTTGCAAGGATTCTCACCGATAGCGTACTTTCTTGGCTGTTACGCAGACGGTCAGTTCTGGGATGAGATAGGCGAGAGACTGCCAAAAGATGTGACGGTGACGCATTGGATGGCGTTTCCGATGGTATGAGGTGATGGACATGGACAAGTATGTATGGCATTCCGTGCGTGATGAGTTACCACCGTCAGATGCTCCGATGCTGATTTTGATGGTAAAACACATTTACCAAAACGAAAACGACTATGAACGGTACATGAGACTTGGGTTCTATGCACCAGCATTCGGGGAAAAGGCGTGGAGAGACGAGTTTAACGACCCGCTGGAACACGGTGATTGGTACATTGTAACGCACTGGACGTATGCGCCAGAAGAGCCAAAGGAGGCTTGAGTATGACGAACAAGAAGTTTGGAATCATCGTTATGGACTTGAGCCTTTTTGACTTCGGGCCGAAACCGCCTTGCGGGTACATCAAGGCAAAACATATCCGACCAGCGTACGGAAAAGGTGCAAGGCCTGTAAAGGCGCATAAGCGAATCACGAGAACGAGAGAGGGGTTCAGAAAGTGAAAAAGCTTAAATTTCCTGATGATTTCTTTGCATACGACAACCCGGACTGCCCCGATAAGGACATTGAAAAAGCCGTGAACAGGATGAAGAACTGGATGAAGGGCGAGACCTACAAAAGCAACCCTTGGTTCTTTATGGCTGCTGGTAACTATCTGATTGTCGGTCTGATTGCTGAGGATGGGCAGAAAACAATCTACGTTGCACGGCAGTATTATGAGATAGTCAACATTCCGGGCGAAGGCTGGCTGCGTGAGCCTGACGCTGAGTGCCTATTCTGAGGAGGATTAAAAATGGAAGAACTTAAGAGATGCCCGTTCTGCGGGTCTATTCCTACGTTATATCATGATGGATTGCATCAAGTGGATTCAAAGAGAAGATACCACACAACATGGATGATTCTGTGTGAAAAGTGTAATAATGCATCAATGAGCAATAGCGCTTACTATAGCTTTGATGAAGATGGCGTTTTGTCACCGTATGACGAAAAAGACGGACGACAAGAAATCATCAGCCGGTGGAACAGCCGTTACAAAGAGGATTAAGTATGGAGCAGGGACACAAGCCGAGAACATCAATGATTCTTCTGTTGGAACACGTTCATGCGATGGACGAGCTGACAGACGAGGAATTTGGAGCATTCGTCCGCAACTATGCACAGTATGTTGAGACTGGGATTGAGCCAGCGTACGACGACGATCGTGCTATGCGGATGCTCTGGAAAGTTGTTAAGGCGTTCGATGATATGAATGCACAGAAAAGACAGGAGCGAATCGAGAAAAACAGACGGAGTGCAAATAAGCGTTGGAACGATGAAAAATGCAAGTGCATACAAACGCATACCAATGATGCAAACGCATACGCTGGTATGCAAAATATGCAAATGGATGCAAACGATGCCTTATCTGTATCTGATACTGATTCTGTATCTGAATCTGATAAAAAAGAAAAATGTGAAAAGAAAAATGCCAACGAAGTAAAACGCTTCAAAGCACCAACTGTCGAGCAAGCAAGAGAATACTTTTCTGAGAAGGGTTACATGGAATCGGAAGCAGAGCGGTTTGTTGACCACTTCACGGCAAATGGCTGGAAGGTCGGCAAATCGCCCATGAAGGACTGGAAAGCTGCTGCACGGAATTGGATGCGTAACGTGAATGACTGGAACGGTGGCTATCAGCAGACAATGGCTGAATTACCTGACGAGGGAGACTTTTTGCGGTGAATATTGAAAATCAGACCCAATACATCCTGCTGGGGGCAGTTCTTACGTTCTCGGAATACGCCGATGTGCTGCAAGACCTTAAAATCGACGATTTCTGCCCTGAACTGCGTGATACATTCGCTGCCATTCGTGGCTATTGGGAACACAACGACAAGTGGAATTCGGTAGAAGTAATGGGGCGATACGATAACTGCAAGAAAGCAATGGGCGAATGTCTGGATGCATTCGGTGCAGAGTTCATCCGCAACGTCACCCATGACATGATGCTTGGATGGGCCGGAATCGTCAAAGAACAAGCAGCATTGTCCAGAGCCAGAGAGATTGCGTTCAAAATCGTTGACGGCTCAACCAGATACGCAGACCTGACAGGCATCTATGAGCAGCTAGGCGAAGCTATCAATCTGCACAACGAGAGAAGCGATTTCATCCCGATGTGTGACGGCATAGACAACTACATCCGCAAGCTGGATGATAAGCCGGAGTATATCAGCACAGGGCTTAAAGTGCTGGACAACAACTTGCATCTTGTGCCGGGCAACTTCGTTGTGATCGGCGGTAGACCGTCTGCTGGAAAGACCGCTCTGTCCCTGCAACTTGCCTGTGAAATAGCCAAGAACGGACGCAAGGTGGCGTATTTCAGCCTAGAGACCGACCCAGACACGCTCTATGCTCGTATTATCGCAAACCAGCTAGGAGTGCCGCTGCACACGGTCAAAAACAAGACCGTCAGCATTAACGAGCTTGACAGGCTGGCAGCTATCAAGAAATATCCGCTGTTTGTCCGTTCTGCCGCTGGCAAGAGCGTTGGGTGGATTAGAACGCAGTCTATCAGGATGCAAGCCAAAGTAGTGTTCATCGACTATTTGCAGCTTATCCATCAAGCCGGAGCGAAAGACCGATACAGTGCTGTCACGGAGATCAGCATGGCGCTGCATGAGTTCGCACAGTCCACAGGAACGCTGGTGGTGGCACTTGCGCAGCTCAATCGAGAGACCGCAAGAGCGGGTATTCCACCAACCGCCGCAGACCTGCGAGAATCCGGGCAAATCGAGCAGGACGCAGATGCAATTATCCTGCTGGCGCAGAAAGTGAAAACGCAAAAGAGACCAGAAGAGCATTATCACTTTGCTCTTGAGAAGAACAAAGAGGGCAACGTGGGGGTGCTGGACATCACGTTCCAGATGGAAACCCAGCAATTCAAAGAATGCGTGTGGATGTAACGAAAGGAGAACGATATGAGCGCACTGGAGAAGTTCATAGACAACGTGCACACAGGAAAGGGAAGATACGGTCTGTGTGATGCTTGCCTGAATCGTCAAGGAGACTATTGCTTGTTTCACAATTTGTATCGGCGAGACGAGAATGGAAAGCATACTGTAACGGCTCAAAAACTCGAAAGGGTAGAATACTGCAACTCTTTTAACTATGCTGGATGGCTGTTATAAGCCTATAATCGCTTCTGCGCTCGTATCGTCACAGTAGAATAGGCAAGAAAAACAGATAACAGGGTCTAGGCGATAAAGTTACCGTCTGAACCCCATAAATATTTTTCACTACACAAAATACAGGAGGAAAAGACTATGGTTCCAAACATGGCTGCTGTCCATGCTATCATCATTGCCAATGCACACAGACGGCACGAAGAAGAGTACAAGCGAGAGTGTCAAAGACGCGAACAAGAAGAGAAAGAACGAGCAGAACGAATGATCTGTCGAAAGACCATTTCATGCCGAGCTTGTATGGATTATTTGCCGGAAACTTGCCCAAAAAAGAAAATCAACCAAAAATAACGCAAAGGAGAAAACAACTATGGCACTTACCAACATCGAGCGTGAAACTATCATCACATTCAACGCAGCGGAGGATACCGCAGAAATCTACACGGCAGACCCGGTTTACATTCGCAAGCTGGATAAGCTATGTGAGCAGTTCCCCGATACGTACAAGTTTATGGCGGAGCTGTCTGCCAAGCGGTGCAAGGAATCCAAGACCTATTCGATGCCGAAACGTCTTGTGAAGTTCCGGTCGCCTGTCACTCGTGAGATCAGCGAAGAGCAGCGTGAAGCACTGGCAAAGCGTTTGCGTAAGGCAAGAGAAGCCAAGAATATCTAATCTTAGCTCCTGCGGCTACAAAACTACTGTATCAGAAAGCATGGAATGGTGTCAGGTGGTAAAACTACCCTCTGAGACTATTCCGTGCTTTTTTCTCTTGTTATTTATCAGGGGAAAACGGCAAGGTCTGGATTTGAGTAGGAGCCGTCTCGATCGAGCGGAGTTTGAGCTGATATGGCTACGACTATCAGCGTGATGCGTTTGCATGCAAATGGATGCACATGATGCGTCCGCATCCAATCTTCCCCCTCTTTCCCCTACAACCCCTATTACCCCCTATAATCCCCCTAACTCCCCCCTCAAACAAATAAATTGTTTGAGGCCCCGCGCCAAAATGGTGCGACAACTGCGACAACTGAAAACGATAACCAAATGCTTTGCAAAGGTTCTTTCCCCCTACAACCCTCTATCTCCAAAAGCTATACCGTTAGCCAGCAGGCCAGACCGTGACCGGCATTTACCGTCAGGTTCTATTGGCTGAATAAAGGCATACCGTCTATTTGACCTCTACGTTACGTCACCCTCTATCGTCCGGCGCACCGCGCCGACCGGGTGACCTTCAACGGTAACAGCATCTAGCCTGTAAAGAGTAGCAGCGTCTGACCCATCACACTCCACGACTATTTCACATGGAGAATTGACTTTATTTTGTAGTCGGTTTGATATGTACAAATGTTGCATTGACTATTCCTAGCAGAATGCTATGAATTAAGCAGGATGCCATAGTGTATTACTGGGAATTAAATCAAGCAGGAACAGACCAAATCGGATGATACGACTATTCCAGCAGAATAATCCCTAGATAGTTACTAGGATATATAAGCGTATATTATAATAAGTACTGTTGGTATACGAATTTGGTATGGCTAGGTGAGAATAAAATTGACAGGTGTCTTGACACATATTGATTTTATGGGTGGTCGGATGACTTGGCGACTATCGCATCTCCATTTCTCTAAAAGGCGAACGACTATTTCACACAAAAAATACACAACTATTTGACGATAACTCGCAAGAAAGCGCTGCGACTATTACTCTGCGACTATCAGCGAACTGTCCTTTACTATACTATATATAGGACTTTCAAAAGCTAGTCATCTGACGACTTTACGACTATTCCACAACTATTTTATCGGAGAAATTACGACTATTGGTTACGACTATTTCAGAACTTGTTACGACTATTCCAGCCGGAACGTTGCGACTATTGCTAACCTCTATTGGCTATCGGGCGAAAGCCCGAAAAGAAATACGGCGGTAGCCGTCAATGGTTCCGCGCCGCCCGCCGTACCCCTGCCGCTGGACTGCCCCGCCGGGTGGAGTGTGCCAGGCCGACCCGGCACGCCCTGACTGCTGACCCGGTGCCAGATTGAAAGCCGCCGGGCTGACTCTGTACAGGTGGAGACGCTGACCCCGCCGGGCTGGCACGGTCTGCGATTTGCTGCACTGTCTGGCATGGATCCATAACAGGGCACACCGTTGCACCCTTATATACCTTATTATAATAGGCGGCTTTGCTGACCCGTATAGCGTCCGGCGTGGCGGTGTCTGGTATATGCTGGATGTGCTACGGCGCTGTGATGCCCTCCAGCGTGGCGCAGACGGTGCATAGTCGTCTTGTGTGATTGCTGTATTGTGTGCGCTGGAACGGGTCAAATCAATGGAAAAGCCGCTGTAAAGCCCTGTAAACGGTTTTAGCGTTGTGACTGTATAATTGCATTGACGGCAGAAATGCCGCTGGAAACGCTTGTATGTGGCTGCATTGCAGCAGGGCAAAATAAAAGCCCTGCACCCTCAGAAGATGCAAGGCAAAAGAAAAGCCCCGCCGGGTTGTGGCGGGGTGTGACTGTTGCGGGCAAATTAAATTTTATACTGGTCAAAAAAGTGCCTTCATTTCGTCGTCGTCGTACTCTGTCAGCTGATAATACCACTCATCATAAGATACATGGTATACGATTGCTGGAATGTCTTTTTTCTTGTAACTTTCTAGGCTGTCGAACTTGTCAAAACAAGAAGCGGGATGTGGGCCGATATCATCACCCCGGTAAAAATACACTGCGTTGCCGATTTTGACGGCTGCCCCAGCACCACGCCTGATAAGTTGGGCAAAAATCTTTTTTTCATCGGCTGACATTTTACGGGAAAATTCGTTAAACCCTTCAATAACCTTCATTTTATACGCTCCTCCCTTGTGTGGACTTGCTGTCGCTAGTATATCATACTGCAAGCCCGATTAACAGGACTTGCAGAAAGTTTTTTTCCTTTTTTGGCTGGGGCGGGGTTGCTTTACGGTGCAGCCCCGCTAAAGTATCCGGCTAGGTTAACGTTGCTTGCGCCAAATGTTATAATTAGAGGCGGTCATAATCATATAGCCGCCGCAGACCTTGACAACAACGCAGTCACCGGGGCAAACCTTGCGTGCATAGTATCTGGTGGTATATAGTCCGGTCGTTGCGTCATATCCCTTATTACTAGTCATAATATATAGACCTCCTCACTTGCTTGCCTTAAACAAAGCACTAAAAAACCAAAAACAAAACAAGATCGCGGATAAAATCACAGCTTGCACCCCCTTATACCACGCTAAAACGCTTGTAGGTGGTTTTGCTGCTGCATTCTGCGTATATATCCGGGTGCAGCGTCTTGAGTAGCTTACTATCTAACCGGACGCTTTGCACGTCCTTGTAAATGGCTTTTGCGGCGCCCTGCGTCATTTCTGGCGCGCCCTGCATCATGCAGATAATATCTGCTTTAATGCTTTCGTTCATTGCTTCAAGCTCTTCCAACAGCCGCTTGTTTTCGCGGTACTCGTTCACCTTTTCTTCGAATAACGTCATTTTTTAGCCCTCCTTAGCTGTTGAGAAATGCAATCATAACCAGCGCCCCGCTGACCATGCCGCCAATGTACCAGATTGCAGCCCACTGGGAAAAGTCAAGAGTGATCATTGCTTGCACCTCCTATTACATAACCTGGAACAGTGCAGACGTGCGGGCGGTGACGGCATACAGTTTGCCGGTGGTGTTGCCCTTAACCAGTACGCCAGTAACGCCGTAAATACCAGTGCTGTATGCGATGCACTCAAACCCGCATTCTTCAACGCGGATTGCATCAATCTCTGCGAACCGCTTTTTGGTCAAGTCGGTTGCAGCGTTGGTGGTAACATAACGGCGAATATCTTTCAATGTGGTTTTCATGGTTTTTGTCCTCCTGTTTTGGTGTTTCGTGGTTGTAGTCCATATTTATCTGGACTGATTATATTATATCCATATATATATGGATTGTCAATACTTCCAGCAAAATATATCCATATAAATATGGATAAAATAAAGCGTCCGAAATTGTACACTTTGCCGGACACGTTGCGCAGACAGTCCAGCGCCGCCGCCGCCCCGATCGTCCCCGCGTGGCCTGTCTGGTATCGAGTGCAGACAGGTGCAGCGTGTCCAGCGTCCGGGCGTGTGTGCCAGTGCGTGGCGTGGTCTGCCTTGCATTTGGCACGGCCTGCCCTGCTGCCTGTGCTGTGCAGTCTGTCCGGGTGCGCTGGGGCTGGGGTCTCCACCTGCGGGGTATATAGCCGCCACCCAGCCCCGCCCGGTCAGTCTCGTCACCACCGAAAAAATAAAAAAGGCTCAAAAAATCACCCCACCCCTATTTCCAATCTCAAAAATTCCGCGCAAAAATAAAAAGACCCCTACAAAGGGTCTGTGTTCTGTGCTATACTTGCCTTACAAGCCTTGAAAGGGAGGAATCTACAATGGCTAAAAATAAAATGACAACGTGCAAGCACTGTGGAGCAGAGATTGCCGCAAGTGCAAAGGTCTGCCCTCATTGTGGCGGTAAGAATAAACCGCCCATCTACAAACGCTGGTGGTTCATCGCTATTATCGTACTGATTGTTCTGTCTGCTATTGGCGGCTCTGGCAGCGGCTCTGACAGCTCTGCAAGCAGCAGCAAAGCAACATCTAAGGCAAGTGCATCGACCGTTTCTTCCGTTGCATCTGTTGTGCCTGAGGTCGGCGAGGACAATTACAAGGCAGAGTGCCAGACTGTGGACTATAAGGAGCTGTGCCGTTATCCTGAAAAGTATGAGGGCACAAAGATTGTAGTCAAGGTAAAGGTCTCGCAAATTATTGATGCAAACTTCTCCGGCAGCGAAAAAGCATGGAGAACCTACACGGACAACAGTGGATACGGATTCTATGCCGATGACGAGTATTATATGCTGGATAAGCGTGGCGGCGATGCTGTAAAGATTCTTGACGATGATATTATCGTTGTCTACGGTGAGTTCACCGGGCTTGAGAAAATCACCAGAGCGTTGACCAGTACCACCGATGAACTTCCTCGCATTGAAGTCAAGTACGCAGACCTCGCAGAATAATCCATAACACAAAAAGCCAGCAGTTAGAGATCATCTAGCCGCTGGCTTTTCTTATAGGATGTTTACTTCACAATCTTATCGTGATAGGGATGGTACTCAACATTGGGCAAGGGCATCCAATACTTCACATCGTGCATGATGCACTTGCTGTCACGGAGCAGAACCGGCTCGATCTCGCCGTTTTCGCCCGGTTCAAAGGAAAGCTGACCGCTATCGACAACCTTTCCGTCACAAGCGATAACAGGCTCGTGGACGCACTCGCCATAGTCAACGGTGCGCCAGAGTTTCAGCATGGTCTCGAAAGCGTAGTTGAGGTATTCCCCCATATCCTGAATCTTATCTGCGGTAAGCATAGCTGTTCTCCTTTCACATGGGCATCTGGGTCTGGCCGTTTGTGACCTGAATCAACATAACGGAGTTTGCGCACGGTCTCCACTTCTTGATGTACTCGACAGCTTCATCAAACCGCTTCTTCGGCACGTTGTTTCTGCTGTTTACATTGAACCAGTCCTGAATGTCTCGGTTGCATTCCATGAACAGCTTTTGAGAGACGCTGCGGCTCTTGTAGGCCGGGCTGTCCATGCCGCCAAGAGCGTTGATGACTACCGTGTTCACGACACGCTTCAACACACGCTGCTGGTTGTAGTCGATGGTCATAGTGTTCTCAAGAGCGGAAATGCGCTGCTCCTGCTTCATGGTGCGCTGGTCAATCACAAGGATTGCTTGCAGTTCCTTAGAAAGCCCTGCGAACTGGTTGACGGCCACGTTCTTCTCAAGGTCAATCAGCTTCTGGCGAATCTCCATGCCCTGCGGCGTCCGCTGAATCATCGCAATGTGCTTTGCCATGTCAAGGCTAAGAACATGGTCTGCGCTAGGACGGCCACCAAGAGGGTTTTGCTCATTTTTGAGCAAAACTGAAAAGTCCGTTCCTTCGACAAAACCAATGTCAATCATGCGCTTAATCCAGTCTTTGTATGCGGTCTTGATTTTGAGCCGTTCGTGCAGTTCCCGACCCAGCACTACCTTTTCGCCAGTGTCGGTATCATACACAGGGATAACATCTTCGGAGAAGATACGGATGTTTTCAAGGCTATTATTCATAAAATTTTATCCTTATGTCTTGCGAGAGCAAGCCATCTTTGGTATAATAACCCAAAGAGGGTCTATACTCTCTGGATGTGTTATGATACGTTCGCTGTGGTCGCCAAACTTTAGCGAGCGTATCATTTTTCGTTTTCATTGGTAGAATCCATTGGATGCAGCGTAAAGAACGCTTCACGGAACGCAGAAGAAATGGAAACCCGGTTCTTGATGCAGTATTCCTGCAAGCTTGCAAACTGCCGCTCCGTCACGCTGATGGTAACGGTATGACCGTAACGCTCTGCATAAGGACTACTCATACATATTCACCCCCTTTCGTTTTGCTGTGCAATAAGTGTAACTACAAAATATCTGAATGTCAAGGTAAAATACACTAGATATTGTGTTCGCTAGTGTTGGCATCAGATTTTGTCGTTCTGATTGGCTGCTCCCGCTTCGTACCCTGCCCGATAGTTCAGTTCGGACAGCTTACCAAGTGCTTCTGCATACTCCCTGTCCTCGTTGGTCGGCTCTTTGCCGTGTGCGAGAGTTTTCAGAAATTCTTCGGTTGTCGTGGGAAAATTCATGTTTTTTGCTCCTAACTCTTGCGGAAAGCAGCCCTTTTTGGTATAATAGATTCCGAAAAGGGAGACTGCCCCCTTGGTGGTTGCAGGTTCTCGTTTCGTGATGTGGATAAGCTATCAGTGGCTTCGTGGTGGTTGCGGCTGGTAGCTTATTTTTTTATGCCTTGATGTTCTCAACGTAAGATGCTACCCACTCGATACCCATGCGGATAACATCGACCTTTGAGATGTTCAATGCCTTTGCGCTGCTTTCCATGCTTGCGATCTGGTTCTCAGTGAGCCGGGTGCTTATCATGCGCAGCTTATCACGTTCCGAGGTTTCTGCTCGTCTTGCCAAGCCTATCACCTCGCTTTCGCTGAAACAAGTATAAAGCGTGAAAATATGCTTGTCAAGACCCAAAGTTTTACGGAAATGAAGTTTGGAAGAATTACTCCTTATTATAGAAAATTTTCTACCTGATTGTGATTAACTAAGTAAACATCCTTATACTACTCTAGTATGTATAAATACATACTAGAGTATATTTATATATAATATAAGCGCAAGCAAAGAAAGTC